CAGTATCAACATATCCATCCAATCCAGCTTCAGCGTTAAGTGCTTTTTCTAAGACTTCGGCATGTTTATAATTTAATTGAGATGCTTTCTTTGGAAGTCCAGTTGCTTTTTTTCTATCAGTTTCAGGTCCATATCCAAATCCACTATCACCTCTATCTTTTGCATAATCTCCACCAAACATATCATTTGGTTTTGCAGCTGCTTTAGGTTGTTCACCTTTTTTAGCTTTAGGGTCTTCGTGAGTACCAGCTTTTAATGCAGCTTGATATGCATCTTTTGATTTAAAATGTACCAACTTTCCAGTTTCTTTACTTCTAGCTTGAAAATCTTCAGCTTCAGTAATTAGTGATTTTAGTTTAATATTTGCCATTTGTGTTCTATTTTTACATATTATAAATATACTAATCTTTAATAATCCCTCCAATCAAATCCATATAATTGCAGAGCATCTACCTTAATTAATGCGTTGGGTATGTTATATCCAACATGGAATGTTTCTTGTTCGTTCTTTTTTAAATTAGCATTTTTTCCAATTTCATCAAATAACCATTTGGGATTTACTACAAAATTACTATCAACATTTACAACAATTACCGCTTCAACAATTCCGTTTCCACCACTCCTTGAATTAGCCAATGCATTATGCATTGCAAACTTTGAAGCAATATCTTCTTTGTATGTAAAGGATTGAACCTTTCTTTTTGATGTATATGGTTTTTTATAATAGAACCATCTACCTTCTTTTTTTACAGGCTTCATTTTTTTTAACTCCTCACCACTTGCAATCGTTCCTCTATAAACTTCACCCGGCTTTGCTGTCAATTCTTTTGGATACTTTGATTTATTCTTAAATAAAGTTTCTACAGCGTCATCTATATTTGTATTTCGTTCTCCTCCTGGTCTTACATATTTTTCCAAAGTTTCCATTTCAGTTGGAAACTCATCTTTAACTGATGTATTGGTTGTCGAAGTTCTTCCTCCTCTATCTTTTGCATAATCTCCACCAAACATATCATTAGATTTACCAGCTTTAGATGAACCACCTTTGTTATTTTTAGGGTTTTCATGTGTACCGGCTTTTAGTGCAGCTTGATATGCATCTTTTGATTTGAAGTGTACTAACTTTCCAGTTTCTTTACTTTTAGCTGTAAAATCCTCAATTTCAAATAGTAATTCTTTTAATTTAATATTTGCCATTTACATCATCTTATGTCCTATAAATATACGAATTTTTCTCCAAACTACCAAATATTATGCCAACAAATGATAATATTCTTTAAAGTGTTTAATACGGTCTGCCAATCCAATTGTACCACCATTTACTCTTTTAGTAATAGATGTTACCACTTGGTCAGTTGCTCCACCATCTGCCATTTTATGTAATCCGTTTTTAGAGAAGAACCAAGCTGCTGATAATAATGCGTAAGTAGATGCCACCTTATCAGGGTTTGCACATATATCTTCACCAATAGCTTTACCAAATGCAGTATAGTTATCCTTTCCTGTCAATTGGATATATCCACGACCTCTGAATTTGTAGCCATCACCGCTTGCTTCCAATCCATTACCCATTCTACCACCATATACTTTGTTAGCAATCTTTTGTGGGTTTCTAGCATAAGCTGCTGCAGATGCTTCGGTTGGAAAGTATTTCTTAAAGATACCATTCAACCCTTTAGCTGAATAGTTTAAGTTCTCTTGTGTTGCTCTGAATCCACCACTCTCATGTCCACATTGTGCTAAGAAGTGTGCCAATCTTAATGGAGTATTGATTTGGAACTTAGCTGCCGTATCAGGAATCATTGCGATTACTGCATCAGGAATATGTCCTCTTAATTTATCCAATTTCAACCCACCTACCGGTGCTACTGGTTGAACTGGTGCTGCTGGAACTGGAGTACTTTCTCCCATTATCTTTGCCCAAGTTGCCGGTCCCACAATACCATCTGCTACTAAACCATTTTTAGCTTGCCACTCTTTTACAGCTGCTTCAGTTTTAGGTCCAAAATTTGTTACCGCTGGTTCAATACCCAGCTTTTGTTGCATTAACCTAACGTTTTCGTTATTATCGCCTTTTTTAAGTATCATAATATTAATATTTTTTAATTTCTTTATACATTATAACTTGTTTTGGTTTCATAACTATTTCGTTCCATAAGGATGTTTTATTCTCTTTACAATCTTCTACATTTCTACAAAGATTGTTTTCATTTCCAGGGTATGATAATCGGAACATATTAACTGCTTTATTACCTTTATCAGTTGCGAATGTTTTAGCATCTGATTTGAAAGCTGCTACTAATGTTCCACTTAATTTTACTAATATATTACTTTCTGGTCTAAAAAATTCTTTAGCTTGTGTTGTGAATGTTGATACTGAAAATCCGTATCCATTTTTTGTACTATCTATTAAGTTAATCAATCCCTCTTTAGATGTCCAATGTAATGCGGTTACTTCCTCATCAGCCGTTCCGTATGTATCTAATGTAAATTGCTTATCTAAAAGTAAGTATGGTTCAATTGCTCCTCTTGAATATAGGAAAGCAATTCTATCATTATCTATATTAACTATATAATCGTTGTAATCCTTCTTTAATGACCAAACTTTATGGTTTACGAAATCTTCAATGAAATCCAATACCTTCTTTCTTGTCAAATCAGGAAATTGTTCAGTTTCAATATATAATTGATATGAAAAGTATTTGTTAATTAAATCTATAAGTTGAGGACTATAATCAATAGTTCCACCTCTAACATCAAATCCGTTTTTTTGTAGAGCTAGGAATTCGTTACAAATGGTTTCCCATTCTGCGATTGTGTGAAATGAACTTTCAGGCTTGAAATATCCTCTAACTGCATACATAGTAATTATAAATATTACTACTGTTTATTTTCCCAAACTCCGTGCTTTAATTCATAAAAAACATCCGAGTTTCTATCTATAAAACTCCAATATGCTTTCTCCAACCCAAACCAATCGTTTATATGATTTAATACATCATTTGGTTTAAAATCAGAACAACTATATAAATCAAATTGGAACATAGCTGGATTTTGTTTATCCCAAACATGAATACTAGCATGCGATGTTGCTAATGTTACAGTTCCAGTTATTCCTTCGTTACCAGGTTCATTTACATAAACCGATGTAGGTCCTGCAACTACTTTCATTCCTACATTATGAACTAATTGTGTAAACCAAATGTTTAACACTTTTTCCGTTTGGGGTGGGGTCTTTAAATAACCTTTTACAAGTAAATGTAAATGATTTGGTACAAACATAATCTAAATTTAAGTTGATGGGTTAGCTTCTTCACCAAATGACATTACTTCGAAAACTCTTGTCTGAATTTTCTTAGTTCCTTCGGCATTTGTTAATATGATTGAGTTTTTAAACTTCTGCCAATTGATGACAAAAGAAGTGTCCAACACACCACCATTTTCTTCCTTAACCAATTCGTTTAAGGCGTTAATAGTGTAAAGTGTATTAGACTCTTTTTTCCTATGTATTAGTATTGTATTTTCCAACGGAGTTGCTGGTTGGAAAGCTGTATCTATATTATATGTAATAAACAACTCATCCAAATTAGACTTGTTCTGCAAAATATAGATGTAATTATACACTATATGATACGTTTCTCTAATTTGTTGTAGAGTATTTTGTAACTCTGCTTTTGTTGTAAATGTACAAAGTAACTGTGTCTTCATCCTCTGTTTCTTTCTTTTTTAATATTCTACTATAAATATCAAAAATGGAAAGGAAGGATAAAAACAGGTTATTTTTTATTTATTTTTACTTTTAAAACAATTTTGCATTTCAGGTGAATACTGCATTGTTGTGTTAGTTCTACCAGCTTTACCGCTTTTTGGTCTATACGTCCTATACCCAACTTTTCGTACTTCTCCACTTTTCTTATCGATTGCAAATGTGAATATGTTCATTCCAGTTACATTCCTAGCATCTTCAATTTGCTCAGGTGTTGGTTTTTTAACACCAGCAGCTGCTAAATTTTTTATTGCCTGTTTCTCGGTAAATTCATATGTTAATGATACTTCTTCCTGTACACTAAAGTTTTGTAAAAATTCTCTTGATGAATTTACACCAAAACAATTTTTTAATACTTCACCATCAATAACATTTCCACCCATATTCACATCAAATGTAGAATACATTAGACTTTCCGGCTTTCCTTCTTCATACTTTTTAGTATCAGAATCCATAAGTTTTAAATGGAATGAATCAACCACATCAATCCCCTGTAAATAAGTTCCTAATCCCATTTTTTTACCTCTATAATTAATAGTTGTTTTATCCATTTCTCTAAATTGTTTGAAATGAGACTTTACAACTTTTTTACGTTGAAAAGATAGTATATTATTAATATCAATTCCTGCAGGTGGTTTTTTACCATTTCTAATAGCTTTAGATACTAGCATCTTTGAAACTTTAACTACTACTTTATTAAATGCTTCACCACCAGTTGTTGCTGCAATAGCTCTTATTATTTTATATTTATCTTCTAGAGAAATATCATCAGGACCTAATCCAGGTTTAGGTTTACCATCTTTACCTAAATAAGCAGGTGGGAGATGTTTAAAAGTTTCGGATTTAAGTCCTTTTTTACCAAATAATGCATCATCAATATTTTTTAATATTGTTTTTTCTCCACCAGTTCTTATTACATCAACTTGCTCCGCAAATGATGCCCCAGCTTTTTTATCGTTTTTTATTAAATTATTAGCAACCATAGCCACACCATCATTGTATGTAGATTCTACTTCTTCAATTTCTTTAGCATGTTGTAGAACGATTCCTTTTATTTCAGTTGCTTGTTTCTTAGTGATAATTCCTCTCGATACCATTCCATCGATTTGTTCCAATTTTTTATCAATCTCTTTTTTCAAAGTTGAATTATCTTGAATATCACCTGTTGATGTTTTATCGGAATGAAATTGTAAAATTAAATTACCTTTTTCATCGGTAACAAAAGTAGCGGTATCCGATGGGTTTGCTCCACCACCACCCATCATTACGAATGCAATAGCATCTTCTTTACTAACAACATCTCCATCCGGTGTTAATATTCGTTTTGCTGATTGGATTGATTTTACCTGTGCTTCCTTTGATTCTTCTGCACCATAAAATGTTTCTAAATTTCTTTGTTTTCCAAATAAGCCTTTTTTTGTCAATTCATCTGCTCTACTAATCGAGTTATCATATTTTTTTCTAGCAGACCTTGCGGCTATTAAAGCTTTAGAAGCGCATGGATTGTTTTTTAAGTCTTTTGGTAAACTACCATTGACTTCTGCAGTTAAAGATTGTTCTTTACCCAATGCCGTAGAACAAAATTGACTAACAATAATTCTAGTTAATTCTTCTTCGGATAAATCAGGATGTTTATTTAGAAGTTTTGCAGCCGTACCTGATACTATTTCGTTAAACGCAGACCCTTCTGAACCAGGTGCTGGTTTTTTACCAGTTGCTTTCAGATACCCATTATAACCATGCTTCAACAAATTGTTTTTAACAACATTATCTGCTTCTTCGTTTTTACCAATTACAACACCTTTGTTACCACTAAATACTTCATTTCGTATGTCCTCTAATTCTTGTGGTGTTCTTGCAGGTTTTGTACTCTTTTCCAAATCTTTTTCTCCGGTTGGTCTAAAATCTCCAGCTCCTAACTGTCTAGCAGGAGGAGTTTGGGTAGTATCACTACCACTTTTTGCATTGAGATTTTTATCAACATCAACATGAGTACCAGATTTTACAGCCGCTTGTTTTTTTTCTTTAGAACCAAAATAAACTATTTTACCTTTGGGTCCACCTTTTCTTGCGGCTAATTTCCAATCTTTAGTAGTAGTTGCTTCTTCAATAAATCCATAAATCATTTCTAACATTAACTCATCTACCAAATGTAAATGTTCTGATTTAACCATTGGCTCTCCATTATCGTCCAATTCTCCACTTTCTTTTTTCTGATTATAAGAATCTACCATATCCTCCATCATTTCAGGACTAATTTCCATATTCTCTAATCCATCTGCAATCATCTCAGCAAACTTAACCATATTCGCATCCATTTCAGCTTCACCTTCCATATCAGCAAATACTGCCGCTTTACCAGCTCCTTTTAAAATGGTTTCTGCAATAACGTGAGGTATAAATTCCATTGCTACGTGCTTTCCAAATGCAGCAACACCATGTGATAATCCACCAAATGCAGCTCCAAATACCGCAGTGGTTACTACTTTAAATGCAACTGCTTTAACTGCTTTTACTTCATGTTCACTTAATTCTTTACCACTAAAGAAGTTTTTAACACCAGAACCAGCTGCTTTAAATTCTTCTACTTCATGTTTGAATCCTTTTTTAATTGCCTTCAAAGCACCAGCTGCTTTATCCTTTAAAGCCTGTCCTAAACTTCTACGTTCTTTTGAACCAGGTGCTCCTTCATTTCTATCAAAGAATGCTTTTTCCTTTTCGGTCCAATTTTCTATCTTTTTCTTTATCTTTTCGGTTATTTTTGGTGCCGATGTTACCTTTTGTGGTTCTGATGGAGTTTCCTTATTAGCGTCTGCTTTCTTAGCCGCAATACCCATATCTTCTGCAAACTTATTTGCCATTGGTATTGCATCTTTAATATCCATATCCAATACCGTTGTTTTCATTGGTATTTGATTGTCTGGATTTGCTGCGTTATGAGCTACAATTGCCGCCCAACGGTGGTGGCCATCAATTACATGCCCATCTCTACTAACATAAATTGGTGCAGTAATTTTTGGATGTTGTGGGTCTTTTTCTAAAGCCGCCATCATACCAACTACTTTTGCTCCAACTAAATCTTTTTGTGTTGCTTTTAATTTATCAGCAGGAATTTCGGTTTGAAGGGTTTTAATCCCTTTTTCTTTTAGCATTTCTTTGAACACAGGTTCGGTATCCACTTCACCACTTGCATCAGCATCCATTCCGGCTGCTCTACTACCCGGCGATGCGTTACCTTTGAATTGAGGCATCTCATCTCTTGGTATTCCCAAATTATCATCACAATATAAGTTAGTACCCGGCACAGTTACATCACATAAGTTAATGTTTGGGGCTGGTTCTCCTTTAGCTTTTGCATCTGCTACTTGTTGTGCAACTTTTTTAATATCGGTATTAAATTTTTCCAACTCCTCTGGTTTTACACCATCTGGAATATCCGAACCTCCACTAAATGTTTCTGGGTCAGCTTCAGGCATTTCTTTTGCAACATCCTTTGAATCTATTGGTTGAAATTCATCATCTTTTTTTGGTTCTTGTGCTTTTTCAGCTTCTTTATCGGCTTCAGCATCTTTTGCTAATTGGGATTGAACTTCTTTTTCTTTATCCATGCGAGCCGCCATAGCAGGGTCTACTTTTGGGTCAAACATTGGGGCCGCTTTCTTTATTGGGTCTTCTTTTGGAGCTCCACCTTCTTCACCACCTTTTTCACCTTTTCCATCTTCAGGCTTTTTAGGTTGCCCCTCTCCGCCTAAATCTTTATTAATAGAATCTCTTTCCGGAGTACCATCCTGTGGTAATGTTTTTTCTGCAGCTACTCTACCGGGATGTTCTTTTGGTAATCTTAAAAGGTTACCAACAATACCTTCTGCATCTTCACCTTTATCGTTTCTATACTTAATAGATTTGTTTAAAGCTGGATTTGTAAAGTTACCTTTTTCAGCTTCAACTACATTCTTTTCTGGAGTTTTACCTTTTTCCATCAAAAGATTTTCAACTAAATCATTTTTGATATGAGATAATCCCATTTCAGAAAGTACGATACCCAACTCCTTTATATGGATTGGGTTCTTTGGGTCAGGCATACCATTTTCAACTCTATATGCCCATTCGGATAGTATTTCGTTTATTAATTCAGATAAATTCATATTCATTAAAATTTGTGGTCTTCAGCTTCACATATCATTTCCAATTCATCCCAATGAAATTTTGGTCTTTCATTTAGGAATACAAAACACTTCCATTTCTTTTGTTTTTCAAAGTAAATGTGTTTTTGTAAATGAGATGGAATTGCTGCACCAGTTGGTACTCTTTTAACCGGAGTATCAAAGAAAGTTTTTATTAAGACAGTGATTGGTTCTGTATCATCCCATTTACGGATTTGTTCTTCTAACATTCTCCACTCACCTCTATTAAGATATTGATTCTGCATTATTGAGTTTAAGTATGAAAAAGTTTGCTTTAGGTTTACTTCGTTATCAGAAAATGTTGCTGCTGGAGCCCCATGTCCTTTATCGTAAACATTTCCTTTGTAATCTTCACCATCTGAAGTTTTGATTGCCTTTTCGGTATAGAAATCCATGTGACCTCTATTCACATTTGTTGGTCTATTTGTAGAACGATACTTGATAATTAGTGGTTGTTCTAACGATTGCGAATAAAGTATATCAAACACTTCATTCTTTACTCTAACATCAGGCAATTGGCCAAAAGAAACTATCGAAACAAAAAGAAACGATAATAAAACAAAGATTTTTTTCATAGTATATAGCATGTTTTTGTATATACTATAAATATGTTCTTTAGAGTTTTCCGTATGTTTTTCCCCAACTTGCTTTGATAGGAAACCCACCTTCTTCGATTATTTCCTTCAATCCTTTAATTAATTCTTTATCAACATCAGTCGGAACATCAAAAAGGAACGAGTCATAGGTATAAAGGGAAAACTCAATCCCACTCCCCTTAATGCATTCTAATATCTTTCCCATTTTATCAATATTCATTTCAGTTTCTACCGCTTGTAGTAGATAGTTGAATACCTTTTGAGCATTGGGTTGTTCTATCCAACTTAGGGGTATCATTCTATGTGGTGTTTGGAGGTATCCATTCCTTTGTGTTTCAATCCATAAGTTATCAATATAATCAGCCACCTTATCAAAGTATGGGATTTGTCGAAACTCATCATCAATACCACCATAAAGCAGTTGGAATGTTATTCCCTTCGATTCATCCACACTACATCCATATTGTTCGGCTAACCATTGGTGCATATTACCATCCGGTGCATCATACTTAACCAACTTAGCAATTAGTCGTGGGTGGTATGCGTTGTAATCCATTTGTAGAAATATCCCATCGGAAACGAACACATCTCTACTACCATCGGTTTTGTTTAGGGCGGCATAGTTCACACCACCATGTCTATTGGATGGTCTTCCCGTCACCGTAAATGGATTGTACTCCGTATATACCTTTGAATGGGGAGAAAGCTGTTTGTGAGCTTGAGGCCATCTATCAATAAATTTTTTCCCATCGACCCGAATCCCATATCGTTCAATATCTGAAAGGGTAGGTAAGAATGTATCGTTATACCAATTATAAGTTTTACTCTTTTGGTTTCTATGTTTAAGTAATTGTGGTTCTATTGCTTCCGCAAGTTTTAGAATGGGAATGGATTGAATGATGTCCTCTTTGTAACCTTTGTGTAGTAAAGGTGCTACTAAGTGTTGGAGTGGTTGTTGGTAATCTATTGGCTCACCTGTCTTTAGGAAGTGAGCAGTATCAACATCATTCAATCCTTCCCTTACATTTGTAAAAGATTGTAGTAGCTTTTTCTTTTGGAATACCCACTTCTCACCGGCAGTATTCAACACACCTTCTATTTCCTCATTAGAGAGTGATACAGCGTCTGTATGTTGTTGTGGTAGTATATACTTGTCCGACTGGGTTCTAATGAATACAAACGATATATGAGTGTTTTGTGGGTGCTTATCATTATCTACCCACATCGGATACCAAATGGATACTTCGGTTTCCAACAAATTTCTCAATTCGTTTAATTCTACAATAGATTCAACAATTTTCATATTCACAAAGATACAAAAAAAATCCCAAACTACCAAATAGTAGTTCAGGATTGTTGTGGAGATGACGGGATTCGAACCCGTGTCTTACAAAGTAATCGTAATACCAACGAATTACACGTTTAGGATAAAGTTTAATCTTATTAACTTTCCAAAATAATTGGGGCCGAATGGTTAGTTCAGCGTTTCCACCAACCTATCAGTTTTAGGGAGCCGATAAGTAATGCTCCGGTTTGTTCACTTCTATTTAAATCCCACGAGTGATGCGGGAGGAGATTAGGCTGCTACAGCGTAATCGTAAGCTCCTACAAATGCCATAGCATCTTCGAAGTTCCAAGTAGATAATTCTACGTCGGTTATTGTTTGATTCCGAGATTAAAGTGGTGAGAGAACCCATCCCACTACGTGTGATACTACTATTCGCATTGCAATCAAATGCCATCACATCCCCATACTTTATAAATACAAATATACGAAACTTTTATAACAATTCCAAATTATTTTTTGAAAATTGAAGGTAATTTACCAAATACATTTTTAAAGCAGGCATTTGTTTTTTTACAAAATTTATAGATTTCATATTAGATTGTCTAATTTCATCGGTAGGCCCTGCCAATCTCCAATCAATTTCAACCGCAATATAAAATGGTGAGTTTATAAATTTTGCAAAACCATATTCATCAACTTCAAAGATTTTAGAATCTTTATCATTTGCTTTTTGTATAAAATATCTTACTATATAGCCACGCTGATAATCAACATCTTGTGGTGTTGGGATATGTGCTGCTATTTTTTTAGGACTAAATTCTTGTCCCAATTTCGCTACAGATGCATATCTATAAGTGTTTTTTAATGGTATAAAGTATGACATAGCTTATGATTTTCTTGCTAATCTAAATTGTCCTTCGACTTCTGTTTTCCACATCTGTCCTTCAATAACCTGTTTAACTGCTGTTACCTGAAAGAATCCTCCCGTTTCATATTGAGTTGGAATTCCCCTTACTTTAAATTTATCACCTCTTTTAATACCACTTACACCATGAACAGTAAAACTAAATTTAATTGGCATTAACGCAGATATACTTACACCGCTGTTTTTTACTGCTTTATCATATCCGTTTTTGAAAGATTCAAATGTTAATTGGTCATTATAACAAGCTAAATAACAAATACTTTCTAAATTAACACCGTCACCACCAACAGCATCGGTTGAAGTAATATTTACTCTTGGATATGCACCTAATTTATCCAAAAATTGTTGAAAGTTTTTTTCTTTGGCTTCTTCTTTATCTGACCATTTTTTATACATTTCATAAAGTGCAGTGGCACCAGTTGCATCTGCTATCACCTCACCTGCTTGAACTAAAGTATCACCTGCATTAGATATAAAAGTTTTACTATCATTTACTGCTTCATTGTGAGATTCGTTGGCTTGTGCAAAATCTTCAGCAGCTGCCGCCTGATATTTTTGTGCTTCTGCTTCATTACCAAATAATGAAAAGAATCCAGCTGCAATCGTATTTCCTGCACCAGAAAGTAAATTGGCGTTTGCATTTACAAAATTACCCACAACATTTCTATCTTTTGCATTAGCTGCGAATGTTTGGTCAACAAGTACATCCTTTGCCTTTGCCGCCACTTCAGCAGCTGTTGGACCCGGTGGGGTTGTTGGGGGAGTTTCTGTCTTTACTTGAACAGGTGCCGTCTTTGCATTACTTTTTTTTATAGATTGTAAAACTAAATCAGGTTCATTAGTAAATAGTCCTTTATTTCCATCTACATCAACAGGACTTGAACTTGAGTTAGCGGTATAATTCAAACGTTTAGCTATTACCTGATTCATCTTCATTCCACTAATTTCTAAATCCAAATTAGCATCCATAAAGACAGAACTAACACCAACCACATCCAATATGGCCATCCCACCATCTCCCTTTGGTATAAAGTTCATATCCACAACAGTTAATTCAGTAGACCCTCCTGATTTTGTGCTTGATTCTTGGATTTGAAAATCCCAAATACCTCCGGCTGCGGATGACATCCCATTTAGAATTTGAAATAATGCATCTTTAACTAAAAAGTTTTTTGTTTCTAAAATACCTTTAACAAAATCCATATTTACATAAAGATTATCTAAAAGTCCCCATTCAAACGCATCCTTACTAACACCATTCATATCAGGTCCCACAAATTGTATTGACTTTTTATCAGCTACACCTGCTATAATTGGTGTTGGGGATGGAAAATATATATCTTCTATATTACATGGATTCGGCCTTTTTGTATCTACACTTGTAGTATCGGTGGTTGCTGCAGTAAATACAGAAAAGAATGGTGCTTTATTATTCGGTATGAACAATTTGCTTTTATCTGTAGAAAACATTAGCTTAAAAGCAGAACATACTGTATTTTCTGTGTTTACGTGGTTTTTTACCAATGTCTGTCCAATATAGAATCCCTCAGCCCCAATTGTATTTATTATTTTCATTAGGGTGCCAAATCTTATAAAGGATTCATCACCTATTAGGCGTGTACCAGATGGAACTTCAAAATTCTTATCTTCCGATTTTACTTCTTCATCATTTATAGAAAATCCAAAAATTTCAGTACCAGTAGTTGTATCATTTATATTTTCCTTTACATTTTCATCAACATTAATAAAATTTTTAAAGTTAGCAACAGTTTTATCGTTTATTAAGTTTGCAACTCTTTGACTTTGTTTATTTGATGGTAATCTATTAAATGCCATCATAAATCGTTTTCTACCCAAATCAGTTTCTGCATTAACTGCAGTTGGTTTAAAATATTGTCCAACTGGTTCTTCGTTTTTTTCAACAGCCTCTGAACTATCTGCTGCATTTAAAAATGCTGGGAGCTCTGTGAATCCTGTACATTTTACATTCATTGTCCATGTATCTCCATTCATAGCAATACTACCACCAGTAATAAATCCTAAATAGTTATCATAATGTCCGTTTGTATTTTTTCTTGCTCTATTGACAAGGTCGAACGATTGAAACGCACCTACATATCCAGCACTTAAATTTGGTTTATATGCGCTAACACCTGCTCTAGTGTTCCACCCAAACTCCAAAAAAATAGTATAGCCTGGTTCTAAAAAATACTTACATAAGGTATTTAATTGTGCTTTTGTATATGCAGTAATTGAAAATTCTGCTTTTCTAGATAGAGAACCAGCACCTTCATCTATTTGAATTGATGTTATTATAGGTGGTGGTCTAAATCCCCAAAAGTCACCAGATGCATTAACAGCTGTTGTTCCATCCCATCTTACACCAATTGTACCACTGCTAGTATTATTACCATAGATTGATGTACCTGTACTTCCCATTGCTTTAAACAATTGAAAATCAGGGTTGGAATAAATCATTAGACCTGCTCCAACTCCAGATGATGCACGTACCCAGCAATTTAGACGTGATACATAAACCAAATCATCTTTTCTTCTTGCTAATTCGGCCTGTACATGTGGTGCTATATTTGAAAAATATGGAAATGCTGACATAAATTAATTTGAAAATTCTGTTAATATTGCTAAATAGTTTTGTGGTATTCTTAATATTGTTCCATCTTTTAATCCTAATGGAGCATCGTGTATATTATTAGCTGCTGCTATAATCCACCAAAAAGTTGGGTTCTCATAATATTGCCAAGCTAAGGTATCCAAACGGTCTCCAGTTTCCGTCATTACATATATATCATCATCTCTCAATGGTATATTGGGATATATTCTACTTCTTAAAACCTCTTTACCATCAAAAGTTTTTTTCTTTTCATTATTTTCATATCTACTATCCATATTATTAAATATAATTTAAAATAATTATCCTCCCAATTTGAATGGTATTTTAAATTTATCAGCACCTAATTTAGATGTATTGAAATTTAAATTATTCATAAGATTTGCTGTTGAAAACGCAGGTTGTTCTGGCATTAGAAGTGGTGGATTTACCTTTAATCCACCAGCTGTTGGAACACCAGATGATGCTGCAGCAGTTGTTGGTGTATTAAAGATACTATCGAAACTCTTAAATTTAACAGATGAGAAATTTCCAAAATTATTAGCTTTGAATGGCTCGAATGATGTTTTAAATGGAGCAATACCAGCAATAGGATTTATACCACCATTAGGTGCTTTAAAATTACTTGATAATCCTAAGAAACCAATATTAGTTGAAGAAGCTCCACCAGCAATTACAGAAGTTATTCTATTAGCCGCAGATGCAGGTATTAAGCTTGTTTGTGAAGCTGCGTTTGTTAATTCCTTATTATTTTCTGTTTTTGGATTATCTGCTATTGAATTTGCTAATATTCCATTAGCGTTGTTAATATTACCAGCTATTTGAGAATTCTTAGATGTTTGTTCTTGACTAAGTAGTTTACTATTTATATTAACTCTTGGTAACTTATCAAATCCATATAGATACCCAGCTTCAGTATTACTTCTCTGCTCAACAAGTTTAAGAGTAATGGATACATCAACAATTTTTGGTAATATGTAATTATCTAATGAAGTTTCTTCTCCATTAATATTAAATTTAGAATCATCCGCTAAACCAGATGCTTCAGTAAATCCAACATGCCAAGGAGTATTATCGTCAATCCCATAACTTAAACTATCAATATAGCAAGCCCTATCTTTATACATATTTCCCAAAGTAAATTGTAAGAATGGTGCCCTAACACCAATACCACCAGCATAACCTTGTGGATATGCTAACGATGTTAGAAAGTTTAATCTCTGCCATGCAGCAACGTGTTGTAATGGTGTTGTTGAGTAAACTTTAAAATTAAATGTTACACTTCTTTCAATACCACTATAAGTGTAGTATTTAAATGGAGAACCAATAAATTGTGCACTATCCCAAGATGGTGTTGTTGATTCACTTAATCCAGTAATAGTTGCTCTAAAATTTACAGCAAGGCCAGATGATAATGACCTGAACTTTAATGTAACAAAATCATAATCATCCAAAACAGTACCATCTGCTAATTGTAAACTAGTTCCTTTATTTGGTGTATATTGGGTTTTTTCATTCAAAAAATCCATTCTTTCAGATGATTCAATACCCAATTTAGTTTTTAAAGTTACTTTTGGATTTACTTCGAAATTTTTAATTTGAGAATATGATTTAGAAAATGCACGTCTATCAACAGGAACACCAGTACCAACATTAAATTTCAATCTTTGAGATGCTTCATCCAAATTCATCAATACAGATGATAAATCATTTCTTAAAGCTATATCATCTTGAGTTTCATCAACAGTTCCAGAATAGGTAATTGTAGATTGTTCTGCATTTGATATAATAGGAGATGCCGATGGTACGGATACCCCATCACCTAAATTTATATTTGGAATTTTTACTCCAGGTATATTAAGTGAACCTATTTTTGATGTGCCGTTTGATATAGCTTGTTGACCCAATTTTCTAGCTCCAGCTAATTTACCTACAACATTTTCTTTTTGTTCTTTAAACTTGTTTTGGAATTTAGCAAACGGATTATTTAAATTTCCAAATGGTGTTTTAATTTCGGAACTAACCGGTGGTACTGGTTGGGATAGCTTATTTACTTGTGCTTGCGCTACACTTGGAGGGGATACCTTTCCTTCTTCAATTAATTTATATAATGTTGATAAATCATACCTTAAATTTACATCGGTATTTTTTAAATCAATAGTTGTTGAATAATTTTTAGCACTTGAGTATAATCCAGAACCATTATTATTTCTTGCTAAGTTTTGAGTAGTTGGATTTGGTGAACCAAATAATAAATCACGTAAAGCATTTTTTCCACTTTCTACTAAATTTCCTACAATTGCATTTCCAATTTGCTTAGGAGTACCTCTTAAACTATTTTTTAATAAGTTTCCTACAAAATTTCCCTTTGCATCATTTCTAATTTTAGCAAGGGTTATCATTATATCTGGTTCACTACTACCTTTAAAATCAGAATTTATTACAATTTTGCTTGGAATAATATCACCTGGTAGTTTTACCCCAAGTGTAGTTAGTGCGTTTTCACCAATTTGTTTTATTTTTTGTATAGTACCACCTACCAAACCACCAGAAGATACTCCTTCTGGATTTACAGAATCTTTCATAAAGACAACCATATCTGTCTTTTGAGTTGTCAATTTAGTAATTGCAGTTCCATAAATTATAGGAGCTGATAGTTTATTGATAATTCTTACACCTGTTACTTCCTGTTCTAATCTACTTTCACCTATCCTTGTTGATAACTTTCTTCTTACTTCAGTAGCTGCTTTAAATGAAAGATTTAATCCTCCAATAGCTGGTGTTATCGGTGCATCTTTACTATTACGAATATCATATTTTACTTGAGCAGTTTGCCCATTTTGTAAAATTTTCTTCTTAAATAAGTCTTCTATACTTCTACCCATTATTTAGCGTATGAATTTTTATTACTTCTATCAACATAAGATGATACTCTTGCTGTAACACTTGCGCCATCCATATTAACTGCTATTTTACCTGCATTTAAATCTGCTCTCAGCCCTTTAATTTCATTTATTAACTCGTCCATATCAGACCCACCAGCTTCGCCACCTTCACCACCACCTCCTAATAACTCACCACCACCCAATGCTAAGAATGCACCAACGGCAATCATACCAGGAATAGCCATAATCGATGCCATAGCAAATCCCATCAATGATAATGATAATGCTCCAAATCCAGCAGCCATTGCCAATAAACCAGCTGCATTTTCTAAACTAAACAATGGAAGTACTTGTGTCATAAATTGTGCTATACTACCAATTATTGTTGAAATACCACCAGCAACTGCTGTTATAACACCTACAATTACATTTCCAATTGAGGTAACAAGCGGTGCTAGTAAACTCAAAGCAAATGTTAAAGGTATTAAAGATACACCAAATGCCGCAATTAAAGCAACGCCTAAGAATGGAAGACCTGTTGCTGCAGCTGTACCTATTGCTGTTAATCCCGCGGCCAAAGCACTTAATCCAATTCCAGCACCAACACCACCTAATGCAACAGCTGCCAATCCAATTGCTCCAGCAGTCATTAAAGCAAACCCAGCAGCTGCAACAGATAATGTTAATGCGCCAACAAACGCAGTACCAGTTCCCATAGCTTGTAAACCAATTCCAATAAATTCCAAACCAATACCGGCATTAGCACCAAATGCACCAAGCGCCATCATTGATGGAATACCAATAACCATAAGAGCTAATCCAGCTGCAGTAGGTATAAGGTTTAGTGCTCCAAATAAAACTTTTGCACTACCCATTTCTTTCAATCCTGCTGCTAAACTTGTTAATCCACCACCACCTCCTTCAGGAACAGGTGGGATTGGACCTCCACCAGGACCGGGTGCTGGACTTGGAATTGGAGATGGTGCTGCTCCACCTCCACCAAATAATCTACCTATAATTGGTATTTTGGATGCCATACCTTTTACATCAAATCCCATTTGTGCAAAAGAACCACCTAATTGTGCACCAGCCATCACCATACCACCTAAAGCTTCTAATGATGTACCCAAATATTTGTTTAATCCAGCATCTATGGCTTCACCAGCTAAACTGAATTGTCCACCAATAGTACCTGCCATTCTTGCAGCTTCTTCTTCAGCACTAACCATCTTTTGAAGTTCAGCTACGGAAGTACCTAATAATTCTGCAGTTGCTTTCTTTGAGTAGTAATCCATTTGATTAAATCCATCGATACCACCCAACGCACTTAATGTTTCTTTAGTTGCACCAGCTATATCACCAGAATAAGCCAATTGTCTAGCTTTATCCAAATTAATATCTTTACCCAATAAAGCACCTAATTCCAACTCCTTTGTAATAGATGTTTCAAAATCAAGAAGGTTGTCAGCAATTCCGGACATTGTTTTTAAATCAACACCCATCTTCTTAGCTGCCGCACCTGCTGCAATTATATTCTTACCACCATCTTTTCCAAATAATGCAAATTCTTCTGCTGAATTTGCTAAATCAGCCATTAAATCAGATGGTATTATTCCATTTTGCATTGCAAATTCTTGCGTTGCTTTTGTTAGGTTTAGTGCTGTTTCTTCACTACCATCATTTAATCTTGCAAATGAACCTGCTAATGATGCTGCTTCAACACCACTAATACCCATATTTGCCGATATTAATGAAATTGAAGCTTGCAATTCTCCAGAAACATTATTCATACCACCAAATTGGGCCGCTAATTCCTTTGCATTAGCTACTGCATTATCATCTAAAAATGCTAAAGCGGTTGTACCAGCTTCACTTAGACCACCTAATTGAGAACGAACTTCTCCCATTTTATTGGCCAACATACCTGCGCCAATTAAAACAGTACCAAAAAATCCAGCAGGACCAGATGTTAGTGTTGCTGCGGTATCTAATATACCATAAAGAGCTTTATTAATACCATCATAAACATCCAATTGTGCTTTCAATTGCTCTTTTTGACCATCTGTCATATTAGAGTAATTTTCAGCCAATCTATTTTGAGCATCTAAATTATCAAGTATTTGCTGGTCTATTCCTTGAACACCATTCAATGAATCTAATAAATCTTTATATTCTTCATTTAAGGATTGTTTTGCAACTACATCGGAAATGCTTGTTTGGGCTAAATCCCTATTTATTTCCGCCATTCTATTTAAAGTTTTCTCCTGGTCAGTAGTTATTGAGTCACTTGCAATAGTTTGTATCATTCTTCTTTGTTCCAAATCTGATAAAGATTTGTACATAGAACCCAACGATTTGTTTTGGTCTTCTTGAGCTTTATATCCTTGTAATCGTTCTTTATTTACTTTTTTTAATTCTTCTGCTGCTTCGGCAATTAATCTTCTTTGAGTTTGTAGATGAACATTTAGACCAGCGGCACCCGCATTTATACTTCTTTGTAAAGTTTCTTCATTTACTTTTAATTCCGCAATCGTTCTTAGTAGTTCTACTCTATCTCTTTCCACAGATATTATTATTTATATTTGCTATATTTTTTTATTTCGTCACGTAGTTTATCACTATCTGCTTGAATTTTAGCCATAATATCTACTATATCCTGTGGAAGTTGATTTTGTCTTGCCTTTTCCAATGCTTTATTTGTTGTATTGGCTTTTAATCCATCAAAAAATGAATTAACAAAATTTGAAGCTGCGCCAAATAATCCTTCTTTTTGTATTTGCTTAGACATAGTTTTCTTATTTATATTGTATAAATATTCAAGTAAACAAAAAGTGAGGATTATCGTATCCTCACTTTAGGTGTTTTTGTTTTTGCTTTTGCTTTTTTTATTTCGTCAGCCTCTTTTTTCTTCAAATCTACTAATTTATTAAAATAGAATCTTCTAAGATAAGTTGGCATGAAGTAAACATCTGACCAAGTAAATCCATTACCATGTTGAACCATATCCCAAATCTGCGAATGTAGTTGGGTTCTATAATCAGGTGGTAGGGTAAAAAAAGCCAATCCCAAATGGTATATCAAGTGCCTCCGTCTCACCTGTTATATTAGATGTAAATGTAAATTTCATATCCAAATCAGGACTTATTTCTCTTACATAGGCTCTAAATGATTTTGTATCTTTTGCTAAAAATTCATTCATTACAAATTTATTAATATACCCTCTATCAGAATTTCCATCAACTGATACAATCATATATTTTAAACGAGTTGTAACATCAAATGATGCCCCACTATTTTTATTTAATTTTTCCAAAGCTTGTAACTCTCTATTAATCTCCTGCTCATCACCATGCGTTAATAATTTAAATTCAATTTCTTTACCACTTACCGGTAATGTGAATTTATATTTATTAGATGAATTTAAAAGAGATTCATTAATATCTTTAGTTTGTACTTTTGATAAATCAATTATCTCTTTTTGTTTTTCGTATGTAAATGGGTCAGTAATTTCTACGTCATATTCAGGTCCATAGGCTAAAATACGAGTAGCCATTAAGATTGCATTCTTATCACCAACCAATATATCGTTTGGATTTACACCAGGCTCAACTACTACTGATTCAAATAACTTATCCAATACCATACCTTTTTTGATAAGACTTTGGTTAGCAAGAATATCTTCTTCTCTTGCTGTCATATATTTTAATTCAATTGTACCTTTCTTTAAAGGGTGTGATTCTGGATAACCCAACCCTTTCGATGGTAATTCGATTGTTTCGGTTGGGAATTCAAATTTTCTATTATCTACTTTTGGAGTAGATGGTTGTTGCGTAATATTAACTTCTGCCATAACTTTTATATGTTTTTGTTTGTATATATAAATACATAAAAACAAAAAAATTAGAAATAAAAAACCCCCACCATTTCTGATGAGGGTTGTCCTTCGGTAGCTTCCGTAAGGAATATTTTTAGAATTCTAAGATTGCGTAATCGTAAGCTAATGTTAATTCGATTGTTGCAGGTTCGTTAGAATCAAATGCAACATCTCCAAAGTTAGCTGATGTGATAAATGCACCTTTTATTTTCCACTGCTCAATTTTATCACCAACAGGACCTAACATATAGAAATCTATATCTTTTTTATAGAAGTCCGCATATCCACGTCTACCAGTAATTGATTCATGACCTAAACGTACCCACTCCATAACAGATTGAGCTGCTGATGGTACAATTGGGTCATAAAGGGTAACAGTAATATCTTGCCACTCACCTTTACCTTGCAATTGTCTTTTTATGTTTATGTGGTCTAAAGTTACCTTTTCAAATTGAATTGAAGGTCTTGCCGCTGCTTTTACCATGTAGCCAGGAACACCGTCCCACTCCATAATATAGCGATTCTTCATTTTAGGTTCGAAGTTCGTATAGAACATCTTGTCAAACTCTAATATTTCTGCCATTTTGTTTCCCTTTTATTTTATATTAATAAATATTACCTTACTTTGTTTTCATATTATGCGGAGAAAGATGCCCCAGTTGGTAAGATGTTGAAATCAATTACGATGAATTCAGCTGTCTTAGCCGGTTGTAGGAATATCTGTCCTGCTAATATGTTTCTATCAATTACATCCGGTGTGTTGTTGGTTTCATCCATTACAACTCTGAATGCGTATAACCCTTGTCTTTGTTGAATTGCCTCTAAGTAAGGATTCACAGTGTTTAAGAATCTTGCTCTAGTTGTTGAAGTATTTTGTTCAAATACTAAGAAACGAGATGTAGATGCTACAAACTTCTTCAAGTTGATAAGTAATCTTCTTACGTTGATTCTATCTAATGCTGAAGCCTTATCTTGCAATGTCTTCTGTCCAAATGCTACAATACCTTGTCCAGGGAATGCTGCGATTGGGTTTACTTTGTTCTCATATAGAGTATCTCTTTCAGAATGTGTTAATCTATTCAATACACTAACTGCTCCAATGATACCACCTCTATTTAAACCAGCAGGTGCGAACCATTCTGCCGCCAATCTATCGTTCTGAGCGTAAACCGCTGGAAGTAAAACTGATGGAGGAACAGTTGTTAATTTATTTGTGTTGTTATCCACTGTCTTAACCCAAGGGAAGTAAGTACCAACATAGTTAGAATCTACTTCAGCTGCTTGTTCAGTTGCTACAGTTATTGATGCGTTGTAATCAGTAAAGTCAGCAATATAGAAACAATCTTGTCTATCTTCTACCATATCAATTACTTTTTGAGTAATAGATGGGTGAAGTTCTCTAACAATACCAGGAGTTACAACTAAGTTAATATCCCACTCATCAGGATTAGATACAGCATTAATTGCTTTTGTGTATGCTACTGAACCACTTGCTGATGCGTTTGAACAATTGAATCCTTGCGTATTTGAGTTACCCCAACCAGTTTCACCAGCTTTAGCAGGTTTTATAGTTGGATTAGTACCATCAAATCCAAATTGGAATGCTAATACAAATTGTCTCTTAACCATATCATCAGATTTAGAACCTGTCATTTGATATGATAATTGAGAATCAAATGCGAATACTGCGTTTGCTCCAGTTTCTGCATCAACAGGAATTGGTTTCAAATATTGAGTATTATCAATTGAAGTGAAATCAAATCCAGAATAATAAATTGGAGATGATGCTGTATTGTTAGCAGATGCTGTTACATAAGTAACCGAAGGAACTTTAGCAGCTATTGTAGCATTACCACAATAAATAGGATTGGTATATGCACCATGTCCAAACGGTGCTGCTGATACTGGGAATGAACCTGGTTCAGAAACCACAACTCTTACGAATTTTGATTTGTTTGAATAGTCACCATTTTCAGTAATTTTTCCTGATGTGTCGATTGTAAGGTATCTATCACCCACTCTCTTAGCTATGTAGTTTGGAGATGATGGGTCTAAGTTTACATTATTATATGTTTCTAATACAGTCTTTCTTTTATCGGTATCAGAATATCCTCTAATGGTTAAAGTAAATGTTGAATAATCGGTTGAACCATCTTCACCAGCTGCTTTAACATTAGAAATACCAACTTTTAACTTTTGGTTATATAATGTACCATGTCCTAAAGTTACAAATTTGAAAAGGTCAAATCTTTCACCAGAAATTGCTTGAGATTTAACCATTGGAGTTTCAGCTTCTTTTGCATCTAATGCAAAATTTTGTGTTGGAAGAATTTGTGCAGATATTACAGTTTCACTTACAGCTGAACCTGTATAGTTTAAAGTTGAATCTTCAAAATATGCATATACATAAGCTGCTTTAGTTCCGTATGGAGATTCTCCCCAAACATCAGAAAGGTCATTAGTTGCTGATGGAAGAATAGATGCACTATTGAATAATCCAGATGCAGATACTGCAAATGAACCAGAACTAGCTAAAGTATCAGAAATAGTTGCTCCTGTAAATCCAAAAGTTTGAAACCCATTTGATGTGTTAAATAATACACCAATCATTTTTTGTCCTAATCCAGCAGAACCAGATGCCATAATTGCTAAAGGAGCTGCTTGCTGGTATCCACCAATTCCCGCTACTCTTACAATTGTTGCTGTTCCAGCTTCTCTTAGATAGTTTTGTACTGCATATTCAGTATAATAAGTTCCGTCAGGTGTTCCGAAGATTTCTTCAAACTCCGATTGTGTTCTCACAATAGTTGGAACGAATGCAGGTCCTTGCTTAAAAGGTCCTACGAATGCTGCTCCAATTTCTCCTACTCCTTGCGCTAAGAAGGATAGGTCATTTTCTCTTGTGAATACGCCAGGTGATACGATTCTTTCTGCCATTTTATTTCTCCAATTTGTATTTTAGGTTTGTATTTATTAATGTTATAAAAATACACATATAAATATAATGAAAAGACCCAAAACACAATTTTAATATTAATGTTTGGGTCTTTTTAATATTTGAACTAAAAACCATTATTCTGGTTGTGCCATATATCTTGCTTCATTAGCAAGTGGGTCAGGTGTTACTGAACCAGATAATGAACCAGTATACCAAGGTAATTCATATTCATTTACGCTGGTAACAGTATATTTCTGCCCATCAATATCTTTCTGAATTCTACCCATAATATGATTCCAGTAATTTGTAGATGGGTTAGAACCACTTACATGATTTTTAATCCATCCCAATACTTGTTCTTGAGTAAGTTCACTATACGATGTGAATGAATCAACATTTACATCTGCTGCTGGAAATGGTGTAGCTCCTTGAAAACTACCACTATATCCATCAGTATCAATTACTTTTACTTCCCATTGAGTGCCAATGATAACACCCTCAAGTCCATTATAATTTTGCTTTTTTAGACTTTTAAGACTCCATTGTTCTGTATATGCCATAATATATTTCTTTTATGTATAAATATGTGTATTTTTTAAAAAAGGTAACCAATTATTATTTGTTTATAAATTCATAAACTATTTTTTTCAATTTTTCAATTTCCGAACTTTGTTCTTCGATAATTTTTTGTTGTTCTTTTACAGATTGAATTAATACAGGAACAATTTTTTCAAGTTGTACAGTTTTATAATTCTGTCCAGATAATGATTTACCATCAGAAAGTGCATCAAACGGAGCTGGTTTAATAGCTTGTGGTATTACTCTTTCAACTTCTTGTGCAATAACTCCAATATCATGTCTATCTTCAGGATAAAATCCTAAACTGTCAACAATAGGTTTCCAATCAAAATAAACACCTCTCAATTCGTTTAACATTTTTAATGCATTAGGAATTGTAGTGATATTTTCTTTCAATCTTTCATCAGATGAATATGCTACAACGTTACCAGCTGCATACATATTACCAGATGGGTCTAATTGCCATCTATTTGCTGACATAGACCATCCACCAATACGAATAACGTTATCACCATCCAATCCCATATTTGTTGCATATACACCCGTCTTATGCCAAGAGAAGAATGCCGAGTTATTACCTTCCGAATATGCTTGTAAGTTACCTGTATTGGTACTACCATTATAGTAACCTCTGTTTACGTTAAATTGGAATTGGTTGTTTGATTGTGAGAAACCACCATTTGTGTTAGTGTATCTAAATCTACCATCACCAGAACTTGAACCAAAATAGTATCCAGTATCATTTCTATCATAGAAGATTTGTGCCTCTATTGAGTTTTCAACATAAACAACGTTACCATTATGCCAGTTAAGATACATTGGGTAACCATTACGAGAATCAATGTGTAAGTTACCATTTGATGTGAACATACTTGCCCAGCTATCAACTCTACTATTTGTACCAACTCTTAGATAAGCTCCCCACCACCAGTTAGGTCCGTGAAGTGCACCACCTCTCATTCTTAAACCTTGGTCATCGGTATTATGTGGGTCTAAATAGTATCCAGTATCTTGGTTATCATAGAATATTGGTGCTCTTAACGAAGAACCAGCTTCTAAATATTGGTCTACATAAACACCCCATCCGGTAGTAACCATTCTTCTAGAACCATTATAGTACATTTGTAATTCACCACCACTCATATACCAAATCCAACCATAAGATGTATCATGTAGACCAAAGTTATGACCTAAAGTACTCATTAAGGTATATCTACTACCTACACCATACCCATACCATCCGTTTCTACCACCACCATAAGTTGCGATATGTCCATACGGGTTACCCTCACATTCAGGAGACCAAATACCATGTCCATAATCATTCCAATAAACACCAGTACAACCTTGCGGTCTAAACCAGTTGTTTGCCATCACATAGTGAAGTTGCGATGAAGATGCTGGGTCTATATAGTATCCCGTATTATTACGGTCATACATTATAGTTGCATATAAACCACTAACACCATAAATGTCATAACCATTCATTTCTAACCAATAATACATTCTTATTGGTCTATTTGAATAATATTGTAAATAAATGTCATTTCCACAGAAAGAATCTATGTGTAAGTTACCTGAAAGATAAATTCTACCACAACCATTTCTAGCATATAGATATTCTGCTACATTTACTCTATAAAATTCAGATGTGGAGTCAGGATTTACATAATATCCAGTATTATTTGCATCATAGTATCCACCAGCATATAACCAACCACCACTACCATCATTACGGTCATGCATTGCAACAGTTGTCCATCCAGACCAACCACCCCAGGCATTTCTAAACCTTAAGTTACTTATCGGACCTCCAACCAACTGCCAACCAGTGTTACTATTTCCACCATACGCATAGTGGAACGCTTGTGTACCAACCCAATGGCTTGTTCCGCTAGGTTGGTTTCCAGGGTTTGACCAAGAATCAATAAAGCCGGAGCCCCAAGAGGCTACTGAATTCATATCAGTTGTACCCCAACCCATTGAACCAACCCAATAAGCAGTATCTGATGTATAATCGTTTCTACGGAAGTTACCTCTGCCGGTCAATCCAATTCTCATTTTAGAGTAATCATCCAAGCCATTCCATCTACTATCACCATCACCATTAAAATAAAATGAAGTATTGTGGTCATAATATATAGCTGCTCTAACTTGGTTATCGGAATACACTCCGTAATCGGTAATTAACGCTCTACGGTTACCTGCCCAATATAAGTTAAGGTCACCACCACTCATATACCAAATCCAACTTCTGCTATTATCATGCATACCAACGTTATCGCCGGTTGTTGTCATTAATACATAACGAGAACTAATACCCCATCCGTACCATCCATTTCTACCACTACCATAAGTGTTTACAGTGCCATAAGTGTTTCCGGCACATTCAGGAGACCAAATACCTTTATCATAAGATTGTAAATAAATACCAGTACATCCTTGTGGTCTGAACCAGTCGTTTGCATACACCGTTCTTAATTGTGTAGAACCATTAGGGTCTACATAATATCCAGTATCATTTCCATCGTACCAATATCCAGCATAGAATGTACCACCACCGATGTTTCTACCATACAGCATTATCTCATACCACGGACGAACAGTACCACCCCACTTACCTCTTAACCACCAACGGCTATCAGCATCTCCAGCACCAACCATTTGCCAGCCATAAGCAGTTCCACCACCAGATGTTGCATAGTGTTGACCAGAAACAATACCTTGAGCATGAACATATCCACCACCTTGCGGGTGGTCAGTTCCACTACCCCAAATATCCCATCCACTAAATCCAGCTTCCCAAGCACTTGCCCACGTACCATAAGATGTACCCCAACCCCACGTACCAGTCCAATGGTTTTGGTCTGATGTAATATCTCTACGGGTTGTAAGCATTCTACCTAAGTTAAATGCTGCTCTACGAGTATAATCAGTAATTGCGTATAAATTAGTTGTACTTCTAGGGTCAACATAATATGATGTATCATTATAATCATACATTAGTTGAGGTCTAATACCACCACTACCAGGTATTTGAATTGTATTACTACCCTCACCCATATACATTGTCATAGATGAATTGTTACCATACCAATGTTGTGCCTCAACTACATAAGCTGAGAAATCCCAACGAGGTTCATTGTTTACGTTATTAACAAGTTTAATTCTATTAGTTACATCATAGTTTCTACGAGATGTTCCAGCCGGGTCATCATAATATCCTGTATTATCTCTATCGTAAAATCTATATGCATATAAATCAGAACCTAATGTTAAGTTACCACCAATAAATGCTCCACCGGCAAATCCAAAACGAGAGTAAGTTGTACCATTATTTCTCAATGCTAAGTGATGGTCATATCCACTTCCATACTCATAACCCAATCCGTACATATTACCGATTGGCCAAGATTCACCAATAGTCCAAATTACTTTAGATGATGTACCATTTACATTGTAATCACCCATCATACCACCACTATTCCTACTTACCAAATAGTTGCTATACCATACTCTACCAGCAAAGTTACCTTCGTTCATGTTAGAATATCCTGCAGGATTTGTATAATATCCTGAGTTATCACTATCATAATAAATTGGAGAATACATTGCTCCCAATCCCTGAACATAATCGTATGCAATTAACCAACCATCAATTCTAAGATTAAGATTACCACTATCCGAACTCATACGGAATTCACCAGCCCCACCAATAAGGTCAATACCAGATTGAGAATCCCAATGTGTATTAGTTCTCAATCTCATAGTACCTCCATTTGCGTAAGGCATTCTTATTTCAGAACCAAAATCTCCAAAATATGCTGAGTTTGTATCGTAGAATATTGGCGCTTGTACATAGTTTACACCATAGATGTCTCTACTTCTAAGAACTTGAAGGTCACCAGAAATCCAGCTATATGAATCGGATTCGATTGCTACCGAATATCCTTCAGCAACATCCATCACTCCATCGTAATATGTACCATTTTGTATTTTACGAAGAACCACCTGCCCATAAGACCAAGAAGAACCACCAGTACCAATTACGATACAATATCTACCATCTTTAACACCAACTCTAACTTGCTTATCAGTATATCCTACAACGTTTGCATTATAGTTATACCATGCACCATTCCAGTTATGTCCACCAACTATTACGGTTGCTGCCGCACTTCCATTATATTCATAAATGTCAATTACAGCATGAATCATACCATAGTTACCAATTCCACCAGGGAATTTAATAACTACTGCTCCAGTTGTTCCACTAGAACCCCAAACAGCGTAAGGTCTACCAACTATATTTCTTTGTTTGATACCACCAGCTATTCTTAATGAAGTTGCAGTTGTATTAGGGTCTATAAAATAGTTAGTGTCATTATAATCATAGAATATATTTGCTCTTAAATCACTAAAGTTTGTACCAGAACTACCACCACCATTGATACCACCATACAACCAGTTATATCCAGCAGAGTAAATACCAGATGGATGCCAAGATGCGTTTCCAGTTCCACCAACGTTACCATTACCTCTATAAGAATATGAATAAACATCATATAAGTTAGATGTACCATTCGGGTCTAAATAATATGCTGTATTATTGTAATCATAAAAAGATGTTCCTCTTACTTGTGCCGCAGATGCAAAGTTATTATTTGTCCAAGTCCAAGATGCACCATAGTTAGGTCCATCTAATTCAAAAGTTATGTTTGCACTTCTTAATCGTAAGCCATAATAACCAGCTAATTGAACCATAGAACCACCAAAAGGTCCTCCAACATTAGAACCACCCAATCCATACCAAGGTGCATTATTTGTTGTATCACCAAAGTTATTGTAAAGCGTAAAGTATCTACTAGCAAATGTGTTTACTAATACCGAATTACCATTAGGGTCAACTCTATACGTTGTATCATCATTATCATAAAAAACAGGAGAGCGCATTGATGCTACTGCCCAAAGGTTACCAGATGTATCACCATAAGTTACGTTTGAACCTCCACTATTTCTGAATATAAATGAACCAGCGTATTGGAAATACCAGTTAGTACTATGATATTGAATCTTACCTGCAAATTCACCTGTCCATGTAGATGAATCACTTCTCCAATCACCAACAGTTCTTATTGATTGAGTTGATGTTGGGTCAATGTAATATGCTGTATTGTTTCTATCATAATAAATATCTGCTAAAAATGCACCAAAGTTATAGGTATCTCCATTTGGTTGCATTCTAAATCTTTCCGAATTATTATATGCAAATCTTAAATAATTTGATGCACCACTATCCGTTAAGATATTCCATCTATTACTTTGGTCCGATGAGTAAAGATTTAATTGGTCATCCCATCCAGCTCCACTTGCTACAATATCAGTTCTTCTAATACGAGAAGTACTGTTTGGATTTAGATAATAATTGTTATCATCTATATCTCTAAACAATGTTCCTCTCACCTCACCACTTACAAAAACATTTGTATTAAATGTTACTGCGGTATGTTGTGCTAATGCAGATAATGTGTATATTGGTGACATTGTCATTGATGCCAAATGACTTCCTACACCACCACCATGGCTAAACACTCTTATTTTAACAGTGTATGAGTTTCCAGATGAAACTATATGAGAAATTGGTATTCTAAAGGTACTATTTCCAGAATCCCATGCAAATTCTCCAATGGAAATATTATCTGCAATAGGTCCCATAACATCGGATACTCTACTTGTATTTGCATAGATGTTATTACCGGGATTTGTACCAATTGCAAAACTTTTGGTTAATTTACCAGGTGTATTTTGGAATGAATATGTTCCTGTTATTTCAACTTCAATATAACCCCAAAGAGATACGTTACCTATTCGTATATCAAATGCTTGGTTAGCTGTACCATTCGGGAAAGAAATTCCAAATAATCTTTCACCATAATTGCTATCTAATCTATGTATGCTTACAACATTAGTATTTAAAACAGATGTTGATGCTGGGTTTAAATAATAGTTTGTATCATCAGAATCATAGAATATTGGTGCTCTAAATGAACCCGGTTCATATGTATAAGTTGAGTATTTTTCCAATGCTCCACCAGTTGCACCACCACCAAATATTCTAGTTATACCACCACCTGCATTACCATAACCAATAAACATACCATCATTACCGGCATTAGAACCATTATTTCTAATAACTCTTACACTAGCATAAACATCTGATGTTGCTGTATCAAATGCATTATATATTCTTAACCCATATAGATTCGAGCTTCCTGCTGGGTCTAAATTATATGAGTTATTATTTCTATCAATTATTGAATCTGCATAGATATTTCCAATTTGTGTGTAGTTACCAGATGTATCCCAAGTTCCTCTCCTAGTTGTACCTTGGACTATTTGTAAATTACCAGCAGAGTTTGTTGTTAAATCATCAGGAGATTCATATATTCTCCAAAGGTTTCCACCAGCCCAATTAATACCTTCGTTTGGACCAGGATCATTAAATGTCAATGCATTAACTTCAGTAATGTCATTGTTATTCATATCTAATGTACCATTCAATATTAAACCTGCGAAAGTTGGAGAATCCGTAGTTCTAATATTTTGGTTCATTAAGTAAACTTCGGTTGCTCCTTGTCCCGTATCAATTGTACCACTAAGAACAACGTTACCAGCTACTTCTAATGTATTATCTGCATACCATCTATCAGTTGATTCATTCCAATAGAAAGAAACCGTTGATGATGAACCTCTCCTTACTTCAATACCAGCATTTTCAGTTGGTGCACCAGATGCAAAATCAGCATTTAATGTGATGATATTATCACCTACATTTAAAGTTGTTGTATTAATATATGTTGTTGTACCACTTACAGTAAGATTACCACTAATTGTAGCGTTACCAGTTACTGCTAATGTAGTACCATCAAAAGTTAAATTTGCTTCAACTGTACCATTTGGTGCAGTTCCATCTAATGTGATTACACCATTATTAGTTGTACCAGTTAATGCTAATAATCCAGAAGAACCTGATGTACCTTGTGTACCAGAAGTTCCCGATGTGCCACTTGTTCCCGAGCTTCCACTACTTCCACTTGAGCCACTTGTACCACTACTTCCACTACTTCCACTTGAACCACTACTACCGGATGAGCCAGATGAACCACCACTACCAGAACTTCCAGTTGTACCACTTGACCCAGATGTTCCCGATGAACCGCTAGTTCCCGATGAGCCACTACTTCCAGATGAACCACTTACTCCACTACTACCAGAAGTACCACGTGTTCCACTTGAGCCACTAGTTCCACTACTACCACTCGTACCTGCTGCTCCACTACTACCAGACGAACCAGACGAACCACTACTACCAGACGAACCAGCCGTACCATCTTTTCCAGATGTACCACTACTTCCACTCACTCCACTACTTCCACTTGTTCCAGCAGAACCACTTGTTCCATCTTTACCGCTACTTCCGCTAGTTCCAGATGAACCACTTGAACCACTACTTCCAGATGAACCAGATATACCTGAAGTACCTGATGACCCAGATGACCCACTACTTCCACTTACTCCGCTTGAACCACTTGTACCAGAAGAACCACTTGTACCAGCACCTCCAGAAATACCACTACTTCCAGATGAACCGCTTGTACCGGATGAACCACTACTTCCAGATGAACCGGATGTTCCAGAACTTCCGCTTGTGCCACTACTTCCACTTGAACCAGAAGAACCACTACCACCACCAGCACCAGTTAAACCAGAAGAACCACTTGAACCAGAAGTTCCACTACTTCCACTACTACCGCTAGAGCCACTTGAACCAGAAATACCAGATGAGCCGGATGTACCTGTACTACCAGATGTACCCGCAGTTCCACCTGCTCCACTCACACCACTACTACCGCTAGAACCAGAAGTTCCACTACTTCCACTTGAACCACTTACACCACTACTTCCGCTAGAGCCACTTGAACCAGAAGTTCCTGTTAAACCAGAAGTTCCAGATGAACCCGATGTTCCAGTAGTTCCAGATGAGCCGCTTGAACCATCTTTACCACTACTTCCCGAAGAACCACTACTACCGCTTGAACCAGATGTTCCACTACTTCCACTTGAACCAGAACTTCCAGAAGTTCCTGAAGAGCCGCTTGTCCCAGAAGTACCACTACTACCGCTTGTTCCAGATGAGCCGCTTGTTCCAGATGAGCCACTTGAACCACTACTTCCAGAAGTACCTCTTGTTCCGCTTGAACCAGAAGTTCCTGATGTACCACTACTTCCGCTTGAGCCACTTGAACCACTACTTCCCGATGTGCCAGAAGTTCCTGATGTGCCAGAAGTTCCTGATGTGCCAGAAGTTCCACTTGAACCACTACTTCCCGATGTACCTGATGTACCAGAAGTACCAGAAGTTGCTGCTGCAAATCTTCTACTAATTCTACCGGTAGTTGTATTCAATACCAACACTTCATTTGTTGTATTATCAGTTGGTATTGTATCTCCGGTTACTACTATCGAACCACTTATGTTTAAACTACCAGTAATTTCTTGTCTATCAGTAACATTATCACCAAATTTGTTTGAACCAGTAGCATATATTATTGATGATGAAATAAATGTTGTATGTAATTCAGTAGCTGTAATTTTTCCACCTACTGTTAGATTACTACTGATATTTGCACTCCCAGTTAGAATTAAAAATTCATTTATAGTAACACCTTTATTAATTTCCAAACCTCTGTTTGGAGATATTTGAGCGATTGCTGAACCTGATTTAATTCTATTAATGTCACCAATAGATTCAGCGGATATATTCGTAATTCCACTACCGTCTCCTCTTAAAAAAGATGCAGATACAGATCCAGAAATGTTAAGTCCTCCTGTTATTTGTGTGTTTGCACTTATTACAAGTGAAGAACTACCCGGAGAATCAATTGTACTAACTTCAATTATTGAAGCGGAAAAAGCTGCTGCATTAACAATACTTACTGATTTTGGCGAAGCGTTAATAACAGGGCTTCCACTAACATAAAGTGATATTACGCTAGAACTTATTTGATTTAAACCATTTGGGTCAATACCTATGAAACTACTCATCTATTTATTTTAGTTTTAACTCAACTCCAATGCTGAAACAATTATATCTGCTGAAGAAACAAGTGATGATGTTACGGAAAGAAAATCATTTGCTTCTAAAACAACTTTTTGCTCTCCACCAACCAAAACAGTTGATGAATTTGGTGTGATGAGAGCATCCTTCACTAAATATACAGTTTTATTTTCCGAACTATCTCTAGCCATTACACTAACTGATATATTATTTGAATTTATATTTGCTACACTTACACCTATGATTGTAGTTGTTGTTGCTGATGGGGTTGTGTAAGCTACAACTCCAGTTGTACCCACTCCACTCGTCATACTATTTTTAAATACGTTTGCCATTTATTTTATATTTTAACCTAAAGCTATAGCGTATGCCAAAGCTGTATCTAATACATTTACATTATTAACATAATACCCACCATTCAATGAATAAAATGAACCAGTCATTTGCATTGAACCAGTAGCTAAAATTGAACCGCTTACAACAAGTTTATTACTGATAGTTAAATTATCAAATGATGCCTGTTGTACATCGATTGTTCCCTTAAACGAACCAGTCAATGAACCAGTAAAAGAACCACTCAAATCCGCATAAGCGTTATTTCTGTCTTGAATGATTGAACCTGAAAATATGGGGTTATGGATTACCATTTATTCTATTTGTTAGTTTTATAGATATAAATATAAACCTATCCTTATTTAAGGTTTTACCGGCCACTCAATACTAAATGGATTTGATTGATTTGTTATATCTCTTAAATTTTGTCTATATGTTGCCCAAATCTCTTTGGTTTCTACTGAAATGTCTCCTAATTGTGTCCAATCGCATTCTTGTAATAGAGAATTTCTTATTTCTCTAATTTCATCCCACTTAAATTCTATTCTTGAATTTATTTCTTCTGATAAAGCATCGGTAATTTCCCAATTTTGATAATAAACACCTTCCACTAATAATGGTGCCCCTTCTGAAATATTTTTTGTATGATTGCTGGGTTTTGGAGTAATTCTTACTTCAAATATATTGAATTCATTCATTACTTCATCTGTCATTTGTGATGGAAAGCTAGAATGTGGATTATCTACTCTTAATTGTTGTAAAGAGTATGGATAAATAATTTCGTTATTTATAATTCTTAAATACATATTATTTCCAATTTACAGGTATTGATGCAAAGTTAGATAAGTTTATACAATTATTAAATGCATCTGTACCCGCTGGTGTAGGTGTTCTATTCCATAATTCAGGAGCTGTTCCAGTTAATGCATTTGAAGTAGAACTCATATTATAAACACTATTAAAAATTGTAACTTGTGTATTATTTGTAAATTGCAAAACATTTGTCAATGCCCTACAGTTACGAAATGTTGATGAAAAGTTTACTACATTTGTATTTAAATCAAATAAATCGGTTGGTACTGTTGTTAAAGCGTTACAAGCCGAAAAACAAGATGCAAAGGTTGTTGCTAATGGAACGTTATCAAATAATCCAGATGGAACTGATGTTAGCGTTAATATCGATTCAAATGTATTTGTAAAAGTTGTTGCATTTGGTGAATAATCAAACATATCAGATGGAATTGAAGTTATACGAGTTCCTCTCATAAAAGATGCAAAAGAAACTACTTCATTCAAACCAGTGTATCCACCCACACCACTTAAAGTACCACTACCAGGTATTGATGTTAAATTTGTACAACCATAAAAGTTAATAGTTCGTATCCCAACAACACCCCATTGTACTATTGAAGTAATTAAACTTCTTATAGCCGAGTTATTATTTACAACAAATCCTGGCATAAATCCAGATATTGTTATAGTATATGTTCCAGGTGAAACGTATGTATGTATTCTATCTGTTGATGTGGATGATGTAATCAATGGTGAACTTGAACTATCACCCCAAGTTATTGTTAATTGTGGTGTCAAAGACCCATAATCAACCAATGGTACAGTAAATACCGTATTAGATGCGGTTGTTGTTATTTGTATTTTAAATGGAAATTGTTCATCTCCACTTGGTATTAATTTTCTTGCTATACTCATAACTCTAATTATTAACTAAGATTTTTTCCAACAACAAATCCATAATAAGTTGTACCACCATTAAATGTAAAGAATGTTAATACATCCGTTCCAGCTGATGTTAATATCGGTGATGTACCTCCTACCCAATCTATTGAAGCCGGCCATGTGATAACGTATGCACCTGCATTTACCATTGTTAAAGTAAATCCAAACGCATTTGATGATGGTGGATTGTTAAATGTAAGTGTTGCTGCTCCATTAAATTGTCTTCTGAAATTATTACCAGTTGAAAGGTCTATTGTTACACTTCCACCTGTTCCTAAATCAGAGAATGTTTCTCTATATTGTGTACCAACTATATAAGAACCAGCTGATACAAATGTTGTTGCCTCTACCGATGTAGTTGTTGTTACATTTCCTGTTATACTTAATGTACTTCCGTTAAATGTTAAATTACTTTCAACATTTCCAGCCGATAACGGATTATCCCATGTAATAACACCATTATTTGTAGTTCCGGATAATGGTAGGAATCCAGATGTTCCACTTGTACCAGTTACTCCCGATGTTCCCGATGTTCCATTTGTGCCCGTAATTCCAGACGTACCATTAACACCCGAAGTACCAGAAGAACCAAATAAAGTTCCATCAACTCCAGAAGTACCAGATGTTCCAAGTCCAGATGTACCAGACGAACCAGATGTTCCTGCTCCAGATGTTCCCGATGTACCACTACTTCCAAAGAATGTACCATCAACACCACTACTTCCGCTTGTACCATTTGTACCAATTCCATCAGTACCAGAAGAACCAGATGTTCCTGCCCCAGATGTACCAGATGTACCACTACTTCCAAAATAAGTACCATCCAATCCGCTACTACCAGATGTACCATTTGTACCCAATCCAGATGTACCAGATGTACCACTTTCTCCACTTGAACCGGATGTTCCCGATGTACCACTACTTCCAAAGAATGTTCCATCTAATCCAGATGAACCGGATGTTCCTGATGTGCCACTTTCTCCACTACTGCCGCTTGTACCACTCTCTCCGCTTGTTCCAGATGTTCCCGTTGTACCGCTACTACCAAAATATGTTCCATCCAAACCAGAAGAACCAGATGTTCCTGATGAACCAGATGTTCCTGATGTGCCACTTTCTCCGCTAGTTCCAGAAGTACCACTTTCTCCGCTAGTTCCAGATGTTCCAAAATTTGTACCATCTAAACCAGAAGAACCTGATGTAGCTGAAGTACCGCTTGAACCTGCTGTTCCTGTTGTACCACTTGTTCCACTTTCTCCACTACTTCCGCTTGTGCCAGACGTACCATTAGAACCAAAGAATGTTCCATCTAATCCAGATGAACCAGACGTACCACTAACTCCACTACTACCGGATGTGCCACTCTCACCACTACTACCTGATGTACCAGACGTACCAGATGAACCACCCGTACCAGCAGTACCATGAGAACCAAAGAATGTCCCATCTAAACCAGATGAACCCGAAGTTCCATCAGAACCTGCGCTACCAGAAGAACCAGAAGAACCAGAAGTTCCCGAAGAACCTCCACTACCAGACGAACCAGAAGTTCCTGATGTACCATGTGAACCAAAGAATGTTCCATCTAATCCAGATGAACCAGATGTTCCGGATGTACCAGATGAACCCCCACTTCCAGCTGAACCATTAGTTCCATCGATACCGCTCGAACCTGATGTACCACCAGTTCCAGCTGACCCAGATGAACCAGACGAGCCAGACGTACCTCCACTTCCAGCTGAACCGCTTGTTCCATGCGAACCGAAGAATGTTCCGTCTAAACCAGATGAACCGGATGAACCACTTGTTCCCGTAGTTCCAGAAGAACCTGATGTTCCTCCACTACCACTACTGCCAGATGTTCCCGATGAACCAAAATATGTACCATCTAAACCAGATGAACCAGAACTTCCAGTAGTTCCAGAAGAACCGCTGATGCCACTTGTTCCACTACTTCCAGATGTACCTGCACTTGCTGATGTACCACTTGAACCGCTAGTTCCAGATGTACCATGTGTTCCAAAGAATGTTCCATCTATACCACTACTTCCAGATGAACCGCTTGTGCCAGATGTTCCCGAAGAACCACCACTACCAGCAGTTCCCGTTGTTCCCGATGTGCCGCTTGTTCCAGATGAACCAAAGAATGTTCCATCTAAACCAGATGTACCGCTTGTGCCAGATGTACCGCTTGTACCAGAAGACCCAGAAGAACCGCTTGAACCATTTGTACCATCAACACCCGATGTACCCGATGAACCAGATGAGCCGCTTGTTCCGAATGAACCCGTTGTACCAGATGTTCCAGATGAGCCGCTTGTGCCACCAGTTCCGCTAGAACCATCAGTACCGCTTGTACCGCTTGTACCACCACTTCCAGATGTGGCTGATGTACCACTACTGCCGCTTGTTCCGAATGAACCTGTTGTACCAGACGAACCACTACTACCAGACGAACCGGCTGAACCCGATGTTCCAGATGTGCCACTCGTTCCACTACTTCCACTTGAGCCGGATGTACCAAACGAACCCGTAGTACCACTACTTCCACTACTTCCGCTTGTGCCACTTGAACCAGATGTTCCACTACTTCCACTTGAGCCGGATGTACCAAACGAACCCGTAGTACCAGAAGTTCCTGAGCTTCCACTACTACCACTACTACCACTTGTTCCAGCAGAGCCACTTGTTCCAGACGAACCATCAGAACCAGATGTACCACTTGTACCATCCGAACCTTTCGAACCACTACTACCGCTCGTGCCAGAACTTCCAGAAGTTCCCGATGTGCCAGAAGTTCCCGATGTACCAGCCGAACCACCCGTACCAGCAGTTCCACTACTTCCTGATGTACCATTTGAACCATCTGAACCAGATGTGCCACTTGTTCCACTTGTGCCAGAAGTACCACCAGTTCCAGCTGTACCTGATGTACCTGCCGTACCGCCAGAACCAGAAGATGCTGATGTACCACTTGAGCCGCTTGTACCAGCTGTTCCAGAAGTTCCCGATGAACCGCTTGTGCCGCTTGTACCAGACGTACCACCAGAGCCTGATGTTCCACCACTACCAGATGATGCGGATGTTCCCGATGAACCAGATGTTCCCGATGTGCCACTTGAACCGCTTGTTCCAGATGTGCCACTTGTTCCAGACGATCCTGAAGAACCACCACTACCACTTGAGCCACTTGTACCAGAAGTTCCTGATGTGCCACTTGAACCACTACTTCCGCTCGTACCAGATGTTCCCGAAGAACCTCCACTACCGCTTGTGCCAGAAGTTCCACCACTACCAGATGAACCACTACTTCCGCTTGTTGCTGATGTTCCACTTGAGCCACTTGTACCAGAAGTTCCTGATGTGCCGCTTGAACCACTACTTCCGCTCGTACCAGATGAACCGGATGTGCCGCTTGTACCGCTCGTACCAGATGAACCAGGTGTACCATCAGTACCACTACTTCCAGATGTGCCGCTTGAACCACTACTTCCAGATGTGCCACTTGAACCACTACTTCCAGATGAACCACTACTTCCAGATGAACCGCTACTTCCAGATGAACCGCTACTTCCAGATGAACCAGATGAACCATCCTGTCCACTACTTCCAGATGTACCACTACTTCCAGATGAGCCGCTTGAACCACTACTTCCAGATGTACCACTACTTCCAGAAGTACCATCAGTTCCGTCATTACCATCAAAACCAGAAGTACCACCAGTTCCAGAAGAACCAACAGCTGCTGCTACGTTTCTATATCCTAATTTTTTACTTATTGGGTCCCATGTTACAACTTCATCATAAGATGCAGATGCAATACCACCCAAATAAACACTACCACTTACACCCAAACTTCCACTAATTGTTAAATTAGCATTTATAGAAGAATCTTTATTTACTTGTAAGAATGATGCTGTATTTACACCTTCCGCATTTAAAGCGTAAAGAGCGTATGATGCGGTAAATGCTAATGAAGCAGTACCAACCAACATTGATGCGGTTTGTGAATTCTGAACAAAGTTTGATGTATCTACATTCGATGCGTTTTGTGCAAATAATGCGTAAGATGATGTAATTGCAAATGATGAACTCAACACCCTCATAGATGCTGTTTGGTCATTTCTTACATAATCAGTTAAATTTATACCACTCAAATCAGAAACATAAGATGCAGTTAATGCGTAAGAAGAACTTACTGCACTAAACACAGCCATAGATGATGTTTGATTATTTCTAACATATTGAGATGTATCACTCAATGATGCTGATAATGATGCTAACGATGCTGAATCAAAACCTGCTACAGTTTTTGCAAATTCTGCAGTTTGTGCATAAGATGCTGAAAGTACAGCCCCAAATACTCTATCGCCAGGTAATGTGCCATTTATTAGAGAACCACCACTACCAATTACGACATGTCCAGAAGTTAATCCAGCAAATTTAATTTGAATTGTATCTTCATCTATTGAAATAATTTGACCTGGTAACAATTGGTCTTCAGAACCAGTTGCATAAACCTGTACCATCGGGTATCGTATCCCCAAATTATGTACAATAGTCAAATCACTTACACTATTAAATGGTACAGTTTCGGTTAGTGAAGTTTCAGGTTGAGGTACAAAATATCCTCTATTTTCATCAAATCTTAAAATATCATATTGAGCCGATGCGGTAGGTCCTACTCCTTGGAAATTATAAGTTCCTAAGAATGAACCAGTAAATAAAGGAGCAAATACTCTATGAGATGCAGTTACATCAGTTGCTGTTAAATTATTACCAACATAAACATTACCCCAAATACTAGCAGATGTATTAACTACAAATCCTTTATCAGGAGAAATTGATGCGGTATATGAACCACTCTTTAATATGAATGTTTCAAATGATAAGTTAGCTATGTTAATGTTTGTGATTCCACTACCATCTCCAATGAATGTTGAACCAGAAGAAACTATTACATTTCCTCCTGTCACAAATAATCCACCACTAACACTTAAATTACCAGATACGAATGTTTTAGTTCCAACTTCCAATCCTTTATCAGGAGATATTACCGCCTGAACCGAACCTGATATAATTCTATCTAACTTAAGGTCTTGTAATGCATTTGCAGGGATATTAAATAGTCCACCACCATCACCTATGTAAAGTGCCGCTGTTATTGGTACGTTTACTAATAATTTAGTTGGGTCTACCTGTGCAAATCCAGAACCAGAGTTAATTTTAAATAACTCTAAGTTTTCAATCGCATCAGGTGGAATGTTAAATAATCCACCACCATCACCTATAAATAAAGATGCAGTTATCGAACCACTAATTGCTACCGATGATGTGAATTGAGATTGATATGAACCAGATGATGGTGCAGTTGTTACAATAAATTGTTGTCCACTTTGTACCGATGCGGTTGCCGAACCACTAGCGATTAAAGGAGCTGCTGCCGCTTGTACATTTGTTAAATATCTACCATCACCAAATACAAATCCTCTTGCAGTTAAATCATCAGCAGTTAATGAACCACTAACTGAAACACTACCAGTAATTCTAGAACCAATTTGAGAACCAGTTGCAGATGTAGTTACTATAAAAGTATCACCACTTGCTACTGATGCAGTTGCCGAACCACTAGCGATTAATGGTGCCGCTGATGCTTGTACATTTGTAATAAATCTACCATCACCAAAGAAGAATCCAGTGGATGTAATATCAAATGCTGAAATAGAACCACTAATACCAACCGAGCCAGTAAATTCAGAACCAATTTGTGAACCTGTTTTTGCAGTTATTACTACAAAAGATTCGCCACTTGCTACGGATGCCGTTGCCGAACCACTAGCGATTAAAGGAGCTGCTGCCGCTTGTACGTTTGTAATATACCTACCATCACCAAAGAAGAATCCCCTAGCAGTTACGTCATCTACAATGATAGAACCACTTACATTAACCGAACCAGTAAATTGAGAACCAATTTGCGAACCAGTAAATGGAGTAATTACTCTAAAGCCTTCGTCAGGAGTTACAGATGCAGTTACTGAACCCGATTTGATTTCGGTACTAATAAGTGCATCTTCTGTTAGAGATGAACGAGGTATATTTCTTAAATAAGTACCTTCTGCGTATATAAATGATGATGATTCTATAAACAAACCACCACTTACATCACCAACAAATAAACTACCAGATATAGAAACCGAACCAGTAAATTGCGATGCTATCGATGCGGTAAATGAACCATTTTCACCAAATGAAGATGTAAATGGAGTTAATACAATAAATCCATAATCAGGTGATACTGATGCGGTAACTGACCCAGATTTGATTTCGGTTGATATTTGTGCATCTTCGGTAAGTGCCGAACGAGGGATATTTCTTAAATAAGAACCCTCACCATAATAAGATGAACCAGATGCTAATTGTAATGAACCACTATAAGGATTTATATATAAGCTTCCACTAATATTAACAGAACCAGTAAATTGAGAACCACTTTCTATTGATTCAACTTTAAATCCAAAATCAGGAGTTACTGATGCTGTTATTGAACCAGAAGCAATTCTAAATACTTCTTCCGATAACGCTGAACGAGGTATATCAAATAATCCTCTACCACTACCACTATACATAGAAGCAGTTAAGTTGCCTTCTATTTTTGTATTTCCAACAAATTTAATTTCAGCAGGTATAGTAATTTCATTTACTATGTTTATAGTACCTGCCATCAAAGAATGAAGTTGGCAATTGTAATACAATGTATCAGGAGAACCAGATGGTGGCGTAAATGTTATAGTACCATTATCAGTACCATTATTTGAAATACTTCCACTATATTGCCAAGATGTTCCTATTGAAGCAACATATTTTACCCAAAAAGGATGACCAGGAGCGTTTACATTAAATGTATATGTTGTACCCCTTACTAAAGTAATGTTTGGATTTGAACCAGTTGCAGCTCCACTAAAAGTGTATGCATTACTACCTTCATTTGTTACATTAAATACTTTTTCAATTAAATAATCAGGAGTAGGCCTTCCAGAAGATGATACAATAAAACTACCATCGAATCTAGAATGAGTATTTACTTCAAATCCTTCAGTTGGTGAAATAGATGCAGTAGCACTTCCACTAAATATTTTTGTAGAATCAATTGCTAAATTTGCAACTGTTATATTTGATAAATACCTACCATCTCCAATAAAGTAAGAACCACTAGTAGAAGTTACATCACCTCTAACATACAAACTACCACTAACATCAATAGAACCAGTAAATTCTGACCCACTATCAGGAGATTTTACTACAAATCCAAAGTCAGGTGATACAGACGCAGTTACCGAACCAGATTTAATTTCCGTTGATAATAATGCATCTTCAGTTAATGCATTTCTAGGTATATTTCTTAAATAAGTACCTTCTCCAAAATAAGCTGATGAAGAACCCAATACCAATGCTCCAGAGGTTGCAGTTATTGTTAAACTACCTGTAATTGCAACACTACCAGTTATTCTTGAACCACTTGCCGCAGATTGAACAACAAACCCTCTATCAGGCAATGCGGAAGCAGTTACACTTCCACTTGCTATTCTAAATAATTCTTGCGATAATGCTGAAAACGGAATATCCGTTAAACCTGCACCACTACCACTAAATACTGATGCCGATACACCCGCTGCAAAAAATCCACTTCCTGTTGCTGATAAACTTCCTGTTACTCTTACACTACCTAAGAATGTACTTCCCGTTGCATAAGATGTAACTACAAATCCTTGAACAGGAGAAACGGATGCGGTTACCGAACCACTAAATATTTTTGATGTATCTAAATCGGAAATGGCCGCAACGGGTATATCAAATAATTGCTTACCACTACCACTAAATGAACCAGTTGTTAAAAATACTGAACCACTTAGGAATAACGAGCCACTAAATTTAGAACCACTTGCAACCGATTGAACAACAAATCCTTGATTTGGAGTAACCGATGCAGTTACACTACCACTTGCTATGAATGTTGATTCTAATGCATCAGGAGTTAAAGCGGAACGAGGTATATCAAATAAATTTTTACCACTACCACTAAACGCAGAACCACTTTGTAGTTCTATATTTCCAAATGTGAATATACTTCCACTAACCTTAACACTTCCACTAAAATATGAACCAAGTTCAACAGAATCAACTCTAAATCCAAAATCAGGAGAAACGGATGCGGTTACACTACCACTAGCAATTCTAAAACTTTCTAATGATGGTACATTTCTAAGTTGAGAACCATCGCCAATAAAGAATGATGCTGATATTGTATTTGCAACTATTCCCTTAGATGCGGTTATTGAACCACTTACAAATAATGAACCACTTATATCAACACTACCTGTAAATTCACTACCCAAATCTAAAGCCTCAACTCTAAATCCATAATTGGGTGCAACAGACGCTGTAACCGAACCACTAGCTATTCTAAATGCATCTCCTGTAAATGATGTGAATGGAATATCAAATAATCCTCTACCACTTCCACTAAACATAGATGCAGTAACATTACCACTAATTCCTAAACTTCCAGTGATATTAGTAGGTCCTATAAACTCAATCAATGCAGGTCTTACTATTTCAGATACAATATTAATTGTACCTACCATTGATGAGTGGTTTCCACAAACATAATATAATGTTGATGGTGCTCCAGATGGTACATTAAATGTTACTACACCATTATCAGTACCATTGTTTAATACTCCAGAGTTATATGCACCACCAGCTCCGCTTGTGTTTGTTGTTTTAATATAAAAAGGATGACCGGGTGCATTTACTACAAATCTATAAACAACATTTTCTACTAAAGTAAGTGTTGGATTTGAACCGCTTGCTGCTCCAGTAAATACATAAGCTGCGAAACCATCATTTGTTACATTAAATGTTAAATCTAATGATTGACTTGGTACTACAAAGTTAGAAGCCGATACAGACATACTTCCACTAAATTGTGAAAATATATTTACATTAAACCCTTTTACAGGATTAATTGATGCAGTTGCAGAACCAGAAAAGATTAAAGATGTATCTAAATCAGAAATTGCTGATTTTGGAATTTCTCTAAGATTCTTACCACTACCACTAAATGAACCAGTATATAATTCTACGTTTCCACTTACTAATAAAGAACCTGTAAATTGAGAACCACTAAGTGTAGATTCTACTCTAAATCCAAATTCAGGAGATACAGAAGCTGTTACACTTCCAGATAATATTTTTGTTGCAGCAACTACTTCTTCAGCCAATGCAGATAATGGAATATTTCTTAATCCACTACCATCACCAACATATATAGAACCACTTTCTACAATTACACTACCAGTTACATTAACACTACCAGTAAATTCAGACCCACTTGCTGCTGCTTCAACTCTAAATCCATATACAGGAGAAACTGATGCGGTTACACTACCACTAGCGATACGAGATACTTCTTCCGATAATGCTGATACCGGAATATTAAATAATCCACTACCATCACCCCTATATAATGATGCTGATATAGAACCTGATATATCTACTGAACCAGTAAATTCAGAACCACTTGCATTCGATTCTACTTTAAATCCAAATTGAGGAGAAACAGAAGCAGTTACGCTTCCACTTGCTATTCTAGGTGCAACAGTTGATGGTACATTTAATAATTGAGAACCATCTCCTATAAAGAATTGTGCAATTACACTTCCACTTACATCAACAGAACCTGTAAATTCAGAACCACTATCAGGTGATTTTACAACAAATCCAAAATTAGGAGAAACTGATGCTGTTACACTACCACTTACAATAAAAGATGAAACTAATGCATCTTCCGTTAATGCTGAACGAGGTATGTTTCTTAAATATGTACCCTCGCCATAATACGCTGATGAAGAACCCAATACTAATGCTCCAGATGTTGCTGTTATACTTAAACTACCAGTAATATCGACACTTCCAGTAAATTCAGAACCTTTATCAATTGATAATACTTTAAATCCAAATTCAGGTGTTACAGATGCCGTAACAGAACCAGTTGCTAATTTTGTTGCTTCTGGTAAGTTAAATAAATTTCTACCATCTCCAAAGAAAGAACCTGTAAATGAACCACTAAACGAACCAGTCAGTTCTGCAGAACCTGTAAATGTTCCGAATAAATCAGCCGTACCAATAAAAGACCCACTAAATGAACCCGTTGCTTCAGCAGAACCAGTAAATGTACCAAATGTATCACTTCTTCCTATTAAAGAACCACTAAATGAACCCGTAGCTTCTGCTAATCCAATAAATGAACCAGTTAAATTACCAGCTATGGTTGAACCAGAAATTACATAAGCATTTAATCTATCCCTTACCTCAACCGAACCAGTAAATTGCTGTGAATCATTTTCAGAATCACCAAATACATTTGAACCAGATGAATAAATTATAGATGATGATATGTAAGAAACAATTAATTGTTCAGCATAAATTGATTTAGATACATAAAGATTTTCAGTAATAGTTGTATCTACATTTATTTGAAATCCAAAATTTGGAGATATTGAGGCTGTTGCAGAACCACTTGCTATTCTAGTTACTTCAGGAAGATTAACTAATCGAGAACCATCTCCTATAAATGAACCAGTGAACGAACCAGAAAAACTACCACTTAAATCGGTAGCACTACCTGTAAATGAGCCTGTAAATTGTCCAGTTACTCTCTCTAAATCAAGGCTTCTTACAAATCCTCTGTTGCCTTGGTCATCCGATACTACGATAGCTGGGGACCCAGACAATGAAGCACTGAAATTAGGAACACCTAAATTTGGTTCAGCTTGAGATAAATCAAGAAATTGATACCTGTCTGATGTTACATTTTTAGGTGAAACTACCCTTACCCTTCCCGTTAATAGATTACTTATTGCCATTCTTTACTTTCCAGCTTTTTTATAAAAATAATGAATCCCTTATAAATATTACCCAATGATAATATCGTTATTCATTTGCACTTTCAAGCAAAGAAAGAATCACACTTAATTCCGTTGAACCCGAAACGATGAAACCATATCCTTCCTCTAACACCAATTTACCACTTACAACTGGTGAAAGTGAATCAGCAGATGGTATAGTTACATTTGTTACTAATTTTACGGCCCTTTGTGCTACTAAATTAGGATTTTCTATTGTATCTCTGATAACATTCAGCAATTCCGTTATAACGTAGTTAGAACCACTCCATGCAGAACCGCTTATTGCATAAGTTGAATCAAATGATTGAGTTACTGATGTTTGATAGAATCTACCAATTTCAGCTGAACCTGTTACCGATTGGTTTTTTATAATTTGCCCTGCTAATTTTCCAACATAATCTAAAGCAAATAAAGATGATGAATATTCTTCATCATAAGAAGTTTTTATAATATTGATACCATTTTTTGTAAAATAATTTCTTGCCTCTTTGTCTGTTCTAATTGTTTTTGAATTTGCTATATCGTATGTAATTGCATCAGTTGCTCCTAATGCATAATCTTCAAAACGAGAAGATACAAACGTAAATGGAGTTTCTTGCAAATTATTTTGAAATGATGTATATGCTGCTACTTCTTTACGAATAAACTGTCTATTCAAATTAAGAAGGGCAGATGCACTATCAAAACTTCCACTAAGATTTTCTAAAGATGTAGAACCAGTATAAAAAGATGAACTAATATAAAGTCCTTCAAAGGAAGGTACAGGTAATTCTCTATTAGATGTTACAAAAATAGTTACAGGTTGTGTTGAAAAACTATTATTTGTAATTTGAGCTGATAGCACAATTGATGATACACCAGTCGGTGTAACATATATTTCATCTTCTTCACCAGTCAGATTTGTTACAACTGACTGGAATCGATTTAGTGGTACAAAAACTTCTGCCATTTTATTTTATCTTTTATTTTCTTTTTATATTTGAAGTGCTAATGAGAACGGAGTTACTAATGAGAATAGAGATTTACTAAATGTTCTACCCACAAGAGTACCAGTTGCCTGATTAATACTCAATCCAGTTCCAATTCTAAAGTCACCATCTTGGTTACCAGAAGTAAAGAATATTCTACCTCCTCCTAATTCGGTAATCTCATAAATTGGATTTGCCACACCACTACCACCCTGATTTGGAGGAAGTGCTTTAAATGTCACACCACTACCATTATAAGAGTAGTCAATACCAGTTGCCACAATTAGAGAACCAAATGCTTCAACAGGAGCACCAGCTGCTATAAACTCTGCTCTAGTTCTTAAATATCTATTAGTTTCAAGAGTTTCTAGTCTTTGTTTAAATATTACCTCATCCGCATTTCCGTATTGTCCTGTATAATATGATGATGCTGCTGCGATTGCTCTTTCGTTTCCACCATAGAATAAATCAGTGCAACAAGCATCCACAATCAAACCAGTATCACGCGAACAACTTGCTTCATTGTAAACCAAATAAGGGAATGCCCCATTGGTGTATCCAATTGCTCTTTGTTTTAATTCTTCCTTAGCTCCTCTTAATCTATTAGTAGCTTCAATTCGTTTTGTACCAGGTCTTACTAATTGAGTTTGTGCTACAATCTTTTCGGAAATACCACCTGCGTAATTTACACCATCAACAGTTTGTTTTTTCTGTCCAAATGTACCATTATCAGTATAAGATTCTTTAATTGCTACTGAAGGAATTTTGTAGTAGTACGAGCCTGCTTCAATACTTCTTTCATTACCACCATAAACTAAGTCAGTTCTTACCGCATCTATAATAAATCCTACGTCACGAGAACAACTTGCTTCGTTGTAAACCAATGTACTCCAAGAAGAACTTAAGAATGTTATAGTTTCTTTTTGGATTAGAGATTTATTTAATTTTAATAATCTACTGCCACCAATAGCAGAACCAGAAGCTTCCACAAATTTTGGATTAACTACAACTTTAGTTGCTAATCTTCCAGCATATCTCACACCCGTAATTGTTGGGTCTAATTGATTTGCTTCAGATGGAACACCAGCCACAGTTGCTTTTGATGGGAATAGATAATAGAAATTACCTGCTATTACACTTCGTTCCTTACCACCATAAAGTACATCTGTTGCTGCTGCATCTATTAAATATCCCACATCACGCGAACAAGAAGCTTGATTGTAATAAACAGTACTCCAAGATGAAGATACATATTCAATTACCTCTCCTGCTATAAATGATTTATTTTTTCTTAATAAATCAAATGATGCAGAAGCTGCTGATGATGCATTTTGGAATACAGTATTTTTGACAACTTTTTGTGCTACTCTACTTGCGTAGTTTATACCATCAACAGTTTGTTTTAATTGTCCAGCTCCATCACCATCACCCAACAATACTGCTTTAGATGGGTATCTATAATAGAACTCCCCACTCATCACACTTCTTTCGTTTCCACCATATAGTAAATCAGTTGCTACACCATCAATAACATATCCTACATCACGTCTACATTTAACTTTATCATATTCAAAAGTACTCCAACTAGCAGTTAAGTATGCCATTGTTTCTTCCTGAATGAAGTTTCTATTTCCTCTCAACAATCCAACCGATGCTGATATGATTTGTGAAGCCGTTACAAATGTTAAACTTTGTATTACTTTACTTGCTACTCCAGCTGCGTAATCAATTGCATCCACCGTTGGGTCTAATTGAGAACCTGTTGTAGCTTCTGATGGATATTTGAAATAGTATTCTCCAGCTATTGCACTTCTTTCATTTCCACCATACAATAAATCAGTTGAAACTGCGTCAATTAAATGACCAACATCCCTTCTACATTTTTCTTTATTGTAATCCAATCCAACCCAAGAAGAATCAACATATTCTACGGATTCTGATTGTATGAATAATTTATTATTTCTTATCAATGCGTAAGATGCAGATACTAATAAAGATGCTGTTACGAATTCTACGTTTTGAAGAACTTTTTGTGCTAGTCTACTTGCGTAGAACAATCCATCCAATGTATAGTTTAATTGAGAACCAGTTGCTTCAGATGGATATTCATAGTAGAACTTACCATTCACAATTGATGCAGAATCTACACCAAATAACATATCTTCAGCTGCTCCACTTACAATTAATGCTACATCTCTACTACAACTTGCCTCATTATAAGAAGCAGTACTCCAAGAAGAACTAATATAAGCAATCGTTTCACTTTGGATGAATGGAATATTTTCTTTCAATAAATTGTATGCATACCAAACATTCGATGCAGTTGATGGAGTTGTATAATTTACAGGAGTTCCAACAGAACCAGTTCCATTTGCTACAATATTTGTTACGATTGAAATAGATGCTGATATTAATCCCGCTTCGTATGCACTTCCACTAAATGATGAACTAACATATTGAGGTGTGTTTGTTACCTTAATATTATTTGTAGTATTAAGAACAATTTGCGGAGTTTCTATTGCTATACTATTGATAACATTTTGTGTTAATCTTCTAGCATAATCTACTGCAGTTGTTGTTTCAATTACTTGCTCATTTTCAGTTGCTAATGAAGGATATAAGTAATAGAACTCACCAGCTTTGTTACTTCTTTCGTTTCCACCATATAATAAGTCAGTTGCTACTGCATCTACAATATAACCCACATCTCTCTTACACTTATCTTCAATGTAATCCAATTCAGGGTACTTAGCGTTTACAAATGCCACAGTTTCTTCCTGAACAAACTCTTTATTATCTTTAATTAAATTGTAAGCCGTTTGGTTGTTTGCATTTGGTGAGAAGAATTGCTTATTAACAACTACGTTCATAGAAGTTCCTTTAGCGAATCTTACACCGGTCAATGTTGGTTCTAATTGTGTTGAAGTAGCTTCAGATGGGAAATCATAATAGTATCTACCAGCTATAATACTTCTTTCGTTACCACCATATAACAAGTCAGTTGCTACCGCATCTACAATATAACCAATATCTCTACTGCAACTTGCTTCATTGTACTCAAATCCTTCCCAAGAAGAATTTACATAAGATATTGATTCAGATTGTATAAATCCTTTGTTTTTAATCAATGATGTATATGATGCCGATGTTTCTAATGATGCTGAAATATGTACTAATGGTGTATTTCTAACAACCTTTTCAATAATTCCACCAGCATATCGGATAGCAGTAATTGTTTGGTCTAATTGTGTAGTAGTTGCTTGAGATGCGGATTCGAAATAGTATTTACCATTTACTAATGATGCGGAATTACCACCCCATAATAAATCAAATGCTGCTCCACTAATAATCAACCCTAAATCTCTCTCACATAATGATTGAGAATAAACAAAATTACTCCAAGATGAACTCATATAAGTTATGGTTTCATCTATAATCATTTGTTGGTTATTTAATAACAAATTATATGCAGATGTTATTTTTGCATTTGTATTAATTCCAGTTGGTCCAACATAAGCAATTGAACTAGTACCATTATTTAATAATGAGTCTATTACAATACCAAATGATGATGATACTAATCTTGCTTGCAATCTATCACTACCACTACCACTAATAATTTGTGGAGTATTTGTTACTTTAATACTAGACGATGTATTTGATAATAATGTAGGTATAGAACTTCTACCACCTTCAACTATATTCATAACAACACCAAATAAGTTTCCAATTCTACTTTTTTGATATTCAGAACCAGATGTTGTTGATTTGAATGTAGTAATACCACTTACACTTACACTTGCCGATGTATTAGCTTCCAATGTTGGTAATGAAGCCGTTCCATTGTTGATAACATTAATTACATTACCAAATGAAGAACTTACGCTTGATGTTTGTGCATTATATACACCACTTCCTAATGTTTGAGTGAATGAAGAAATACGCAATAATGTTGGTACACTATTATTAAATCCATATTGGAAGTTATTAGCTAATGAATCAGGTAATGAAGCAGAACCCCAATATATTATATCTCTAATCAATCCAAATGATGCCGTTACAACACCAACTTCAGCAGATGATGCTGATATTGATGATGTTATTTGAGTTTCATTTGTTACCTTAATTAAACCTTCGTTGTTAGAAGTAATTGTTGGTAACACACTCAAACCACCTTCAATAATTTTTGTTACGGTTGAGAACGATGAACTAATATTTGATACTTCAGTATTTGTAGCTGATAACGATGATGTTATTTGTGCTACACTACCCACTTTAATATTACCATCAGTATTTAAAACTAAAGATGGAGTTTGTAATAATACATTTTGTACAATTGCCTTTGATACTGCTTTTGCGTATTCAACACCTGCCACAGTTTCTCTTACTTGCTCTTGCTTAGTTGCTAAAGATGGATAACGATAATAGTAATCACCAGCTATAATGCTTCTTTCATTTCCACCATACCATAAATCAGTAGATACATTATCAACAATATATCCAACATCCCTTCTACACTTTTCTCTATTGTAAACTAAGCTAGGGAAGAATGCATCTATGTATTGTATAGTTTCATTTTGGATGAATCCTCTATTACTTCTTAATAAACTTACTGAAGATGATACGAATTGAGTAGGCTGTTCTAATATTGTATTTGATATTACATTTTGTGCAGTTCCTGCTGCAAATCTGATACCTTGTACAGTTTGTTCTAATTGTGCATTAACCGATGGAACTCCACCAACCGTTGCTTTTGACGGATATAAGAAATAGTATTCACCAGCTTTAGAACTTCTTTCATTTCCACCATATAATAAATCAGTTGCTACATTATCAATGATGTACGCAACATCTCTACTACAACTTGCTTCGTTATAATAGAAACCATCAACTCCAGTCCAAGAAGAACTTAGGTAAGCAATAGTTTCTTTTTGAATCAATGGTTTATTTTGTCTTAATAAACTCCAACCAGTTAATTCGGAAATACTTGCTGATTGTAATAAGATGTTTGATACTATCTTTTTAGAAATTCCTTTAGCGTAATTTACACCATCTAAAGTTTGTCCCAATTGTCCAGCCGCATCTCCATCACCATCAACCGTTGCTAACGATGGATATAGATAGTAGTATTCACCAGCTTCTCTTACTCTTTCGTTTCCACCATAAAGTATATCAGTTGCTACCGCATCTACGATGTATCCAGTATCTCTACTACAACTTGCTTCGTTGTAATTGAACATACTCCAAGAAGAACTTACAAATGCTATCGTTTCGTTTTGTATTAATTGCTTATTCTCTAATAATAAATTGTAAGCCGTTTGTGCCGAATTAGATGCTAATCCAAATACTGAATTTTTCAATATTTGTTCTAACATTCCCTTTGCATGTCTAATACCGCTCAGGGTTGGACCTAATTGAGTTGTAGTTGCTTCGGATGGATATAAGTAATAATACCTTCCAGCTTCTAAGGCTCTCTCATTTCCACCATAGACCACATCAGTAGCCACTGCATCTAAAATGAATCCTACATCTCTCTTACAAGTATCTTCGTTGTATAAGAATCCGTTCCAACTAGCCGATACATACTCAATAACTTCGTTTTGTATAAACTCTTTGTTATTGAAAATAAGTTGTTTAGCTTGTAATTTATTTTGAGAAACCGATTGTAGTGTTAGATTTCTTAATAATCTATCTGCTAAGTTTCTAACATAGGTTATACCAGTAACAGTTTCTTCTATTTGTGAACCTGTTGCTTCGGATGGATATAAGTAATAGAATTCTCCAGCTTTTACACTTCTTTCATTACCACCCCATTTAACATCGGTTGCTACTGCATCAATAATATATCCAACATCTCTCTTACAAGTTGTTTCATTATATTGATGAGTACTCCAAGAAGAACTAATGTAAGCAATCGTTTCGTTTTGTATTAATTGCTTATTGTTTACCAATAAATCATACGCAGTATTTGATTGAGCAGATGGGTAATTGAACACATCACCTTTTACAATCTTTTGTGCTAATTTAGATGCGTAGAATACACCATCTAAAGTTTGATTTAATTGTGCACCTTGTGCTTGCGATGGATAATCATAATAGAACTTTCCATTTACTAATGATGCGGAATTACTATTAAACACCAAATCTTCAACTGCTCCACTAATAATCAACCCAACATCCCTTCTACATTTTTCCTCATTATAAGAAGCAGTGCTCCAAGAAGAACTTAAATATGCAATAGTTTCATCCTGTATAAACTGAATGTTTGCTTTTAATAAATTATAAGCCTTCCATCTATTTAAATCACTAACGGAAGCTGTATAAGATGATGTTGGTAAATATGCTAATGTAGAACCCACACCATTTGCTATAATATCAGTTACTATTGATATAGATTGCGATATTAAATTACTTTCAAGTTGAGTAGCAGATGCAGATATAAATTGAGCAGTGTTTGTTACTTTAATACCTGATATTGTATTATCAACTACATTTGGTAAAGTACCTATACCATTTTCTAATATCGTTATAATAGTATTAAAACTACCAGTGATACCATTTATTATAGATGAAGAAACAGTAGTAGTTCCGATATATTGAGTAGAGTTTGTTACCTTAACTAAATTAGAAGTATTTTTAACCAAAGTTGGAGTTGAACCAGTTCCGTCAGATACAATTAATAATACATTATCAAATGCTGTATTGGAGCTTGAAATAATTGTATTAGAAATAGATGCAGTTGAAGTAAATTGAATTGAATCAGTTCTCTTAATACCATTTTGAGTGTTCTTAACTAATGTAGGTAATGAACCTGTACCATTTTCTATTATGCTAGTAACAATATTAAATCCACTTTCAACTTTATTAATATCTGCTAAAGATGGAGTTATTGATGATGTTATTTGATGTGAACCAATTGTTACTAATATACCTCTATTAGAACTCTCTACAATTGTTGGTATAGAACCAGTACCATTTGAAATTATAGTAATTACATTCGCAAATGATGCTGATACTAATTGCTTATCAGATGATTGAACACTTTGACTTGATGTAAATTGTTGCTCAACTGTCTTTCTAATTGCGTTTTCAGTATTTGTTACTAAAGCAGGTGCAGATGAACTTCCACTTGCTATTATTTTAGCAACGTTATCATATCCATCTTCAACAGCCTTTCCACCAATTGCTACTAACTTAGCCAAATCTTTAGCAAAGTTAATACCAGCTACAGTTTCAACTAATTGGTCACCAGTTGCTTTGTTAGCAAACTTAAAGTAGAATCTACCAGAGTTTATACTTCTCTCATTACCACCATATACTAAATCGGTTACAGCTCCATCGGTAATAAATCCAACATCTCTGAAACATTTAGAAACTATGTAATCTAAATTAGGATAGTTTTGAGAAATAAATTGTATTACGTTTTGTTGTAAGAATGTTCTATTAGTTCTTACTAATTCAGCTGCTGCTAATACTTCCGCAGATGGATTAACTAATACTTTATTTTGAACTATATTTTGTGCTAAACGATTTGCATACTCAACACCAGTTACAGTTGGGTCTAATTGTTGAGTTGCTGAAGGTTCTCCTCCAACGGTTGCTGATGATGGGAATCGATAATAGAATTCACCCGCAATAGATGTTCTTTCGTTACCACCATATACCAAGTCAGTTCTTACTGCATCAATAATATACCCCACATCTCTCTTACACTTATCTTCGTTATATGATACCTCACTCCAAGAAGATGATACATACTCAACAACCTCATCAGCGATAAGTCCTTTGTTCACTCTCATCAATCTACTTACTTCCAATTTATCAGAATCAGCAGATTGGAATATCGAACCACTAACTATCTTTTGTGAGATATGCGATGCATATTTAATACCATCTGTTGTTTGCAATAATTGAGAACCAGTAGCTTGAGATGGATATAAGAAATAATATAAACCAGCCTGTCTACTTCTCTCATTACCACCATATACCAAATCAGTTCTAACCGCATCAATAATATATCCAACATCTCTCTTACAAGTTGTTTCGTTATAATCAAAACCACCCCAAGAAGAACTTAGGTATGCGATTGTTTCATTTTGGATAAACTCTTTGTTATTAAATAATAAAGCGTTTGAAGCAGATACTTCAGTTGATGGTAAATTAAATACGACATTTTGAATTACCTTTTGTGCTAATCTACTTGCGTAGTTTATACCATCTAAAGTTTGATTTAACTGTCCACCAGTATCACCATCATTTGCAATAGTTGCTTGTGATGGGTATTCATAGTAGAATTGTCCGTTTACAATTGATGCCGAATTAGCACCAAATAAAAGGTCTTCCGCTGCTCCACTAACAATCAATCCAATATCTCTCTTACACTTAACTTCATCATATTGGAATCCAGCCCAAGAAGAACTTAGATATGCAATAGTTTCGTTTTGTATAAATGGAATGTTTTGTTTTAATATTTCGTACACCCCAACTCTAGCAGTAATACTTGCTGAATAATTTGTTTTTCCAAAAAGGTCTACATTTCCAGTTTCAACTATTTGAGTTACTTTAGAAATAGATTGTGAAACAAATTCTATATCTTCCAAACTACCACTATAAGATGCTGATATGAATTGTGTAGTTGTTGTTACCTTTCTATTTGCATTTGTATTTTGTACCAATGATGGTAATGCAGCAGTTCCACTAACAATCACATTTATAATACTTCCGAAAGAAGAACTAACACTTGAGGTTTGTGCATTTGTACCAACTACACCACTTGTAAATTGTGGAGTTGCTGTTACTTTAATACTTGCAGATACATTAGAAACAATTGGGTCTAATTTAGATAATCCACCACTTATAATTTCAACAACATATCCAAATGATGCTGATATTGATGATGTTAATGCATAAGGATTAGATACTGAACCTGTTATTTGTTCGTTGTTTGTTACTTTTATTTGTGTATTTAAAGATGATGTAAATACAGGCTCAACTCCATTACTTTGAAGTATAGAAGTAACTACATCAAATCCATTTCCTAACTTTTCTGCTTCAGTAGGTGATACGAATGAATTGGTTATTTGTGTTTGACCGGTAACGCTTAATGGAATGCCAACACTCCAATTCAAATCACTATTTTGTGCCAATATTGATGGTACGGCTGCAGTTCCTCTTTTTATAATTCCTTCAATAATAGCAAATGAACTACTAATAGAATTTTGCTCATTTATAGTACCACTAAATGAAGATGTAATATTACTACTACCACTTACTACTTTAAATAATTTTTCATCGTTAGTAATAATACGTGGAGTTTCTAAAACAATATTTTGAACAATAAAGTCAGAAATAATTTTAGAATATCTTATACCACCAGAAGTTTCTCTCTTTTGCGTTTTTGTAGCTTGTGATGGATATTCATAATAATATTTACCAGCAGTTACACTTCTTTCGATTCCACCATAAAGAAGGTCAGTTGATATTGCATCAATTATATAACCAACATCTCTCTTACATTTGTCTTGATTATATTTTAATTGAGGATATGCTACATTAATAAACTGAATTGTTTCGTTTTGAATCAATTCTTTGTTTTCTCTTAATAATCTATATGATTCTCTAACATCCAATGATGCAGTTTGATGTACAATTCCAGCTATTATATTATTAGTATTACCAGCTGCGAAACGCACTCCATCTAATGTTTGTCCTAATTGACCTTCAGAATCACCATCACCATCAACAACTGCTAATGATGGATATAAATAATAGAATTGACCTGCTTGTACAGACCTTTCGTTACCACCATATCTAGCATCAGTTGCTACCGCATCTAAAATATATCCCACATCTCTTTTACATTTAGCTTCATTATAATAGAAGTTACTCCAAGAAGATGAAAGGAACGTTATTGTTTCGGTTTGTATAAATTCTCTATTTGCCTGTATAGCAGTTGCTACTGCATCTCTTTCATTGTTTGGTTCAACGAATGTTACACCTTTTAATAATTTTTCAGCCATTCCAGCTGCATATTTAACTGCAGTTTTGGTTGGGTCTTTTTGTGTTGTAGTTGCTGTTGATGGATACTCATAATAAAATCTACCAGCGGTAATACTATTATTGTTTCCACCATATATAAGGTCATTAGCTACCGCATCTATTAAATATCCAATATCTCTACGGCAAGTTGATTCTACATAATCAAAATCAGACCAAGAGGATGATACAAATTCAATTGTTTCTTCTTGAATAAATGATTTGTTTCCAATAAGAAGTTCGTAAGCATTTAATTTATCTATATTAGATGTTGATTCCACACTACCACTTATTGTTTGTGGATATGTTAATGTATTTTGTATAAAACCAAACGGAGTTGCTGAATTATTAATAATATGAAACTTACCTGTCATATTATCCGTATTTTGTGCAACGTAATATAATTCATTGGGAGCATCGTATGGTACTGTAAATGTTATATTACCAATTGAATCTCCATTATTTATTACACCTTTATCATAATCAAATTGTTCACTAATACCACTTAAAGGTCTAGTTCTAATAAAGAAAGGATAATTTATTCCACCAACTACGCTAGATGCACTTACATAAAATTTGTAAGTTTCACCTCTATATAATGTTATTGTTGGATTTGAACCTACACCTTGCCATTGATACGATGAACTACCATTATTTGTTATTGTATAATTTCTTTGATGATTTTCAGGTATTGGTAAAATTACACTACCAGTTCCTTTATCCAAAATATTGTAAATTATACTAAAACTTGCACTTACACTATTAGTTGTTTGTAAAGATGATGATAATCCCGTTGTAAATTGTTCTACACCAGAAACTTTTATAGCTGCTTCATTTGATGAAGTTACTTTTGCAACTGCTGTTAATCCAGAAGATATAATTGATATTACTGTTTCAAATGATGAACTAACACTAGCCGTAATACTATTTGAAACAGACATACCAATAGCTGTTGGTTCTAATTCAGTTGCTTTAATAGCATTTTTGGTATTTGATACAAAATTAAAAGAACCAGTACCATTTGCAAATATACCCAATATAGCTCCAAATGATTCACTTATATCAGTTAAAATTTCAGCAGATGCCGATGCTATTGATGATGTAATTTGCTCAGCTCCTAAAATATTATAAGGAGATTCAAATCCATATCCCTTATTAGAACTTCTTGCTAAAAGAGTTGGAAAATTGGATGTACCATTTTCTACAATAGCAGATATTAATTTAAAATCAGAAGCTACTTCTTCAATATTTTGTGTAGTTGGTGTTAAATTTATATCACTACCAGAAAGATATAATTGAGGATATTGTGATAAAGATGTTGCACGAATGCCTTCTGCTGTATTTAAAGTTGTTATTTCAGGAAGTGCACCCAACCCTCTATTAAGTACATCCACTACCACACTCCAACTTTGTCTTACTCTATTTCTTGCATCAATATTACCACCACTACCAGAAATAAAACGAGAACCACTAGCATACATACCATACAAACCAAACGAAATGTTTGAGTTGTTTAGTGTAGCATGTCCACCATTGTTTACTCTAATTGCGTAATATGAGAAGTTATTAAAGAAAGATACGAGCTGAATGAAACCTCTACCATTAACTAAACACCCAACTCCGTTTGGAGAAATTTGAGTATAAGCATCTAATACCATTGAAGCCAATGGAGAATCGGGATGAATTACATCACCATTAACATAAAGTCCTCCACCACCTGGCGGTATTTCTTCATAAAGTTCGGTGAATGAATTCTCTTGGTTTGAAATCTGCGAGCAGTTCTGAACGTATGGTGAAGTTGTAATAAATGCACCAGGTTGGAAAGCCACAGCAAATCCTTTTTCAGGATTTATTTGGTCTGGATATAATCTCAATCCTCCCATAGTAACTTCGGCAATGTAACATCCAGCGTTTACCCAAAAAAGGTCTTCAGAGGGATTCTTAGCGTTAATTTTGGTAATACGCAAACCAGCACCCCAAATGGTTGTGTTGGATGGAAGTATCACAGGATTATCCTCTAAATACGTTCCTGCCTGTACCTTAATTACATATCCATTTGAAACCGAACCAGTATCAAAACCATATCTACCATCATACCCCGGAGATGCTAATTGAGCGGCTCTTTTAATTGTACGAAGTGGATATTGAATTGTTCTACCATCGTTAGTATCATCACCATCAGTTGAAGAAACATATAATGTAGGTTGGTTAGCACCAAAATCTTTTGCAAGAATTCCAGAGTATCTTTGTGTATCAACAGATTCAGATGAAAACGAAGCTGTTCCAGAAAATAAAGTTTGTGAACCTAATTGAAATAAACCATCAACTGTAAATGAACCTGTTACGAATACAGAACCCGTAATCTCATTTAAAGAGCCCGTATCGTTTCCCAAAAAGAAACTTTTTGATACAAATAATGAGCCGCTATTAATAATATCATTACCAACATATAGATTTTCTCTAATCGCTAAAGAAGCACTTATATCCTGTTGTTCTTCAATTTGTTTACGAGGTATCAGTCTTGCCATTATACTATTTCTGCTATTTTACCTTTTATTTCGAAATCTGATGCTTTTACCTCATTTGGTAATCTTGTAATATCAGCTGTGAATGTAACAATTATATTAGTATCAACCTGTTGAACATTATATCTATCCGCAGGTTGCTTTACTCCAAATAAATATACATCAACGTAATCTCTCACATCATCTACAACTAAAATATCAAAAACAAATTTTTTATTTAACAACGTTAAAGTAAAATATATTTGATTTTCTACTGAAATTATATTTGGGGAATATGAATATGTGAATGTATCCGTATTAATTTTAAGCACAAAATCTTTGAAAGCCTGTCTATCTCTCAATAATTGTGTTGTTTGTACGTTTATATTAGGTTTTTTTCTGGTCATTATATAAATTTTTCAACGTCTCCTTCTATTTTTACCTCATCATCATCATTTAATATATATGGATTATCAAATCTGTCAAATTCAGGAAATCTATTTTTTATAAATTTAATATAAAAATCATTACCCAATTGGTCAAAAATATAATCGTTTTCAGATATAAATAATCCATTTATAAAAACATCGAATCTTGCAGTCGGTCTTCTTAACTCAACCATTGTTTTATATAAATCTTTTACCCTCACTCCATCAACTTTATAAACCCAATAGAATGGTTCATCTGCATGAAAAAATAATTCAAACTCATTTGGTTCGTTTACTTGTTTCATTATATTTTTTAAGATTGTTACACTCATAGTTCTTGAAATTTACCAGTTATTGCAATTTCATCTTCAGTATCTAATGGAAATCCTAACGAATCAAATGAAAAAATTATTTCTTTTGTATATCCATTATAGATATAGGTGTACAAAGAAGGTGATATAAAATCTCCATTTATGTAAACTCTAAACCAAGTTTCAACATCAAACACACCAACCAATTCTTGTGGTAAAACTGGCTTCTTTACATTAGTTAATTTAGCTGTTGATGAGTTTACAAAAATTGCCATTTGATTTCCTCTAATACCTATAAAATCAATCACCTGCGCATATTCGTTGTATAAAGATGGTTGAGTAAACATAGCTCCACTTAAATCCGTTTCTACACTAAATATTATTCGTTTAGGAGAGTAAGTCTTTTTAATAGTTGGTTTTTCATTATATCTTTCAGGAAGTAAATAAGCATTTACAACCATAGTAAATGTAGTTCTTATAATTCTTTCAGTACCCTGTCCAACCTCTTGTTGATTGTCAAATGAATCTATTTTTACTTTAAATTTGTAACTATCATCTTTACCCCAATATCTATCAGTTGCCCATTGAAATGCTTCTACAATTTTATTCATGTGCTCTGTAAAAGATGTCCAAATCATTACCTCATACGTTATAGTTACATATTTTGGTACATTTATACTATATAATTCTTTTGAGGGTTTTACATTATTTTGTAAAGAAAACCTTTCATATTTACTTTTAGGCGAATATCTTTGGAATGTAGCAATAGTATTTTGTTCGCTAAAATTATTCATAGATTCATTTCTATCTATGGAATTTCTTTTAAACATTACTAAAGGAATTTGTATTTTTCCTCTTTGGTCTCTTAAATAACCCTCCTTTCGTGCACCAGCCCATCTTTCGGCATTACCATAAAGAAGTGGAACTTTAACTTTCAATCCATTTTCCTCAACATCGGGTATTACTATTGATGCCATATAATCGGCAATAGTAGTATCAACATCAATTAAATTTACGCCTTTAATGAATTGCTTTTCTACTGAAAGTTGTTTACCTCTATTTGTTTCTTTGTTATCCATTATATTACTCTCATTTCAGTTTGTATTGCGTTTCTTCTAGTCATAAATGTTGAACATATAATTGAGAATTTTTCTCCATCTCCAGTTTCAGTTCTACCACCTATTAATTGGTCTTCTGTCACATTATCAATTTCAAAATAAGCTTCATTATGAAAAATAATATCACCAACTTCTGGGTAAAATTCTTTTTCTGCTAACGTAAATCTATTAAAACGAAATTGTACAGTTTGAGATGCATCTACACCAAATCCTTCATAATTAGCTTGAGTGTCATCTCTTTGAATTATTGCACTACACTCTACTCCTTGATAATATGTTTTATTTAAAGATTCTCCATAAAGATTAGTTTTACTATCTTCTATGACAAGTTTATATAGTACTACAGCCGTTTCGATAACTGCATCTACCAATTCTCTTGAAATTCCTTCGAAGAATCTTATATCTCTACCTAATGCAAATCTTGCCATATTATCCTATATAAATTGCCAATGGAACTTTTCTCAACATTTCTTGATGTTGATTAGCTTCATTGTTTCGGTTTTCAAATTGAATTTTTCTACTTAATTCCTCTAATGTTTCTCTTAATTGAGTCATTAGGGCTTCCTTTTCAGTAGTTGCTTCAGCTCTCAATGCAGCACCATCCAAACTCACTTCAGAGCCAGGTATTGGTATATTTGAATATTTTTCTCTAACAGCTCCCAATAATTCTTTTACCAATGCAAGGGTATATTTTCTAATCCACTGCTTACCCACATCATTTATACCACTATATTCCATAAAACTGTATGGTATATCTGAATAATCAGATATTACCGATGGTGTGATTGTAGTTGAATTTTCAGTAAATTCATCTTTTACAAAATAATCAAAATATAATTTTCCATATAGATTTACATTTTGAGAAGTTGGCATTGGAAATACTCTAAGTTTACCATTTACAATATTAAAGGTAAATGCTGATTTTCTAAATTGGTCATTAAATTCAATTGCCTGTATTCTTAGCATATCTTCAAACATTGGCATCAATATAAATTGTGCTGCTGGAGAATATGAACCGAATCCAAATTCATCAATTAAATTCAATGTACCTTGTCCAGAAACTGAATAAGGGTCAAAGAATCTATTAATCGCTGGTACTGGTTCTTGAAATACTTTTATAATTTCAATACGTTTTCCACTTTCGGATACGGCAGACCATAAAGAATCTAAATCATATTCTTGCTTTCCTGGTTGTAATTCAATGTATCCTTTTTTAATATCCGTATTACCACCAACTCCAGCTAAAGTACCATACGCATCTGAAATTGCAATTAATGTGGGTAAATTTGAACCTTGAACAAGTTTATTTGTAAGATTTGTAGTTTTTAGCTTCCCTTTTAGAGAATCCAAATTATTACGAATATTGAATTGGTTTACTTGAGCACCATATTCGGATACTGATTCTTCGAAGCATGCATAGAAGTTTTCATCTATTAATTCTACATTTTGAATTGGGTATCCCAATCGTCTAGCACACCAAAGTGCTACTTTTGGGGCTTCTTCTGTAAAAGCATAATCATTATCATATATTCCAAAAGGAGTTTGTCCCGGAAAGAATGAAGATGAACCAGGATATATTAAAGTTTCCATCATTTATAAGTACTTATTTTATCGTTACCTATAAATATTAAGAATCAAAAGAATAGTGTTTGGTGAAGATTATAATGCTTCTATTCTATTTTGAAAATCATTAAAATCAATTGATTGGGATACAACATTTTTCAAATCACTTAATGATATACCCATAGAAATACCAGAAGTTCCAGATGTGCCAGATATACCCGATGTACCACTAGTTCCATCTTTACCAGGGTTTTTAAGTACTATTGGTGGTACTTCGGATATATATACTTTATTAATTGCCATTTAGTATTATGTACTTATTTTATGCTATTTCGTAACTTCCGTTCCAAACAAATCTATCACTAGTTGTCCAAGTGAATGGTTGAGTTGGGTTTACATCACTAGCAGTTCCACCTGTATTTTGGTATTGTATAGGTGCTTTGTGATTAAATCCTGCTCTTGCTCCTACCATTGTAGCGTTATACCAAGCAGTGCCATTATCTAATAAAGTTGCATTCATTAAGATAGCGTCTGCATGCGATGCGGTAAATGGCATTGATACATACCACTCACCAGTACCAAATGTTGTTGTACTTCCCATGGCAATATTACCTCTTACGAAACAAGTCTTACCAATTACTTTGTAGTAACCTTCGATTGTTCCGTTGTTAATTACAGGGTTTACAGATGCTGCTGTCCATTCCGGTGTATATGCTGTCCAACCATTATCAATTCTACTTTGGTTTACCGTCACCGAACCAGTTAAGTTTGTTGAACCACTTACATTTAATGAACCACTAATTTCTGCAATATTATTACTACCAGAAACAACAAATCCTTCCATGTGTAATCTTCTTGTCACACCATTGTAGAAGAATGAAGAAGATGCATGTGAGTAAAGAGATGTATATTGTGCCAATACAGGTTGTAATGTGAATGTTGGGTATAATGTTGTATCGGTTGTTGTACCTGTATTTACAACCACTATCGTTGATGCATAATCCGCTACACCTGCTAAATTTCCTTTGAATGAACCAGTGATACCACCATTAACATCCAATCCACCAGTTATTATATTTGTTCTTAATGAACCACTTATTCTTAATGAACCACTTATAGTTTGAATACCATAGAAAGTATTTGCTGATGCCGTTTCAGCGAACTTATAATAGTTTGTTATTTGTTGTGAAGATGATACAATTGCTGCTCCTTTTAACGATGCGGTATATGCTTCAATTAAATCTATTTCACTTCTTATTGAACCAGTAAATGTAGAAATACCTAAATTAACCAAATCTTGCGAACCCGTTTGGGTATTTAATGATGAGGTTGTTTGCATTATTCTATACAAAACATAATTATTAGAACCAGTATAATTGTTTAATGATGCGGTTGTTGCAATTCCTAATTCATCTATTGTTTGATTTGCCCAAACACTACCACTTCTTGCTAACAATTGTTTATCTGCTAAAGATGCGGTTGTTATCCTAACATCATGCAATTCTTCAATTTCGTAGCCATTTTGTACCTTAATATTAATAATACCAATTGTAGCATGAACTCTTTGAATCACACCTAACCAAACCATATGAACCGGCGCTTGTGGTTTTTCCACCGTAATTGCACCCGGTGTTGTTGAAAGATAAACTTTCTGTCCTTCTACGTATGTCGATGTGTTTACACCTTTAAGTGGTCCAGATGTTATAATTTTACCTTCTACACCAACTTCAATTGTTTCAGCTGCTAAGCCTAATATTTCAGCAGAACCATCATCATCTATTGCATGTGCTTTTTTAACCGCTACCCTATTACCTTGTGCTCCAGTTACTCTTACTGCTTGTCCTTTTGATATTGAAGAAGAATCTTGATTAAAACAAGTTTCAAAATTTATTACACCAATTGGTAAATCTACATTACCTCCACTCAACCCAATTGTTAAAGTACCTTCACCATCATCGTATCCCAATCTACCCACAGCTGAGGTATTACCAATTTGGTCAAAATCAATGTATTTAATATCATCAACACTTCCGCTTATTCTTAACGAACCGGTCATATTAAAAGAACCAGTTAAATTTAATGAACCTGATAATTGCATTCCCATATTATACTATTCTTATTGCTATAAAGTTTCCATTTCTATATAAGCCACCTAAAGGAACTCCACCCAATGCAGCTGCTGCATCATCTACGAAATTCAAACTTTGTGAAACTTGTGTCAAAACTATATAACCATTTGTATGTGTAACTTTATTTTCAAATCTATTTTCACCATAGAAAGTATTATTAGATGCAGTTAATGCAAATAAATTATAATCTAATATTTGCTGAGAACCACTTACTAATCCTACTGATTTTAATGATGCTGTATATGATTCAATACTATTTAATTCTATCCTAGTCGAACCACTAAATATATTCAATGCTCCCGTAGTGAAATTTATAGATGATGTTGCTAAATTTATAGAACCAGTTACTATCGATATACCTAAATTTATTTGATTTTGTGAACCCGTTTGTGTATTAAGCGATTGTGTTGTAAAATGTATGGAAGATGTTGTTAATCCAATTTTTACAAATTCAGAGTTAAATGAAGATGTAGTTGTGTTCATTGCTCCAGTTACAGAACTAATACCAGCAAACACCGCATCAAAGGATGAAGTGGTTGTATTAATTGCTCCAGTTACAGAACTGATACCTCTAAATACTAAATCAAATGATGATGTGGTTGTGTTAATTGAACCAGTGGTTGAGCTGATTCTTAAAAATACATTGTCAAACGAAGATGTAGTTGTATTTATTGCCCCAGTTACAGAACTAATACCTATAAATACTAAATCAAAAGATGAAGTTGTAGTATTGATTGAACCGGTAGTTGAACTAATTCGTAAATTAACTAAATCTTGCGAACCCGTTTGAGTTGCTTGCTTTAGAATATGTGCATCAATTGAAGAAGTTAAAATAGATAAATTATAATTCAAATTATCTTGTGAGCTACTTTGTATATTCATAGCCCCAGTCACAGAACTAATACCCCTAAATACTAAATCAAAAGATGATGTAGTTGTGTTTATTGAACCTGTTGTTGAACTTATTGCTAAATTAACTAAATCCTGTGAACCCGTTTGGGTAGCTTGCTTTAGAATATGTGCATCAATTGAAGATGTTACAATCGAAAGTGTAAAATCTTTTCCAATTTGAGATGATGTAAATGAATTCAATGCACCAGTCACATATAAGTTTCTAATATCATTGTTTATTTGAGATGCGGTAAATGCATTTATTTCGCCATTTCCTAAAGGTTCTCCTGCTAAGAACAACGTATCTTTAATATTTACCGAACCAGTAAATTCATGCTTATCAGTTGTTTCATCACCAATTTTATTAGAACCTGTTACAAACAATACCGATGAACTAATAAATTCTGTATAAATTTTTGATGCGGTTAATTCACCTACAATTGTTACATTTGTACCATTTAATACAATAGCGGCTTTTAATGAAGATGTATATGCTTCTAAATCATTTAATTCATATCTTACCGAACCTGTCCAAACCGATGTATTATAATTAATTAAGTTTTGAGAACCAGTTTGTGTATTAAGTGCTCCGCTCGTATAATTTAATGATTCGGTTGTGTAATGAATTGAACTTGTAGTTAATCCAATTTTTATAAATTCAGAATTAAACGAAGATGTAGTTGTATTCATTGCCCCTGTCACAGAACTGATTCCTAAAAACACATTATCAAAAGATGAAGTAGTTGTATTGATTGCACCAGTCACAGAACTGATTCCTAAAAACACATTATCAAATGATGAAGTAGTTGTATTGATTGAACCTGTTGTTGAACTGATTCTTAAAAACACATTATCAAATGAAGATGTAGTTGTATTGATTGCACCAGTCACAGAACTGATTCCTAAAAACACATTATCAAAAGATGAAGTAGTAGTGTTGATTGCTCCCGTAACAGAACTAATTCCTAAAAATACTGAATCAAAAGAAGATGTGGTTGTGTTAATCGAACCCGTTACAGAAGATATTCTTAAATTAGTTAATTCTTGTGAACCTGTTTGAGTATTTAGAGATTGTGTTGTAAAATTAACAGAAGCTGTAAATATTGAAATAGTATTTACTTGTCCTAATAATGATGATGTAAATCTATTTAATGCTCCACTTACTTCACTAATACCTAAATTTATTTCAATTTGAGATTGTGTAAAAACATTATGTGTATTAGCAAATGATTGACTATAAAAACTCATACTTCCACTAACCGAACTACTATAATTTGTGAATGTAGTTGAATTAGATGAACTTAAATTTGTAAAAGTAGTTGCGTTTGATGAACTAAAATTAGTATGTGTTGTAGAATTTGAACTACTAAGGTTTGTATAATCAATACCATTAATAACAAATGAACCTGTTAATTGTAGTAAACTACCATCAAATGTTAAAGCATGCTCTACTACTGCATTTGGAGAAGTTGCATTTAAAGTAATGATACCATTATCTCTTACCGATGGAGAGTTCCATGTCAATTGCAATAATCCAGAAGTACCAGAAGAACCATTACCACCTTGAAGTGTAATTGCAAAAACATCACCATTTGATGCTAATCCGTTTGATGATAATTCATCTACTTCAAAAACCTCATACCCACTCTCATCGGGCAAAGAAACAGTTACTCTAAATAATTTATAAATTGTATCATCTAAAACATTTACAATTTTAATTATACTATTGATATTAAGAGAATCTAATACATCTATAAAATTTATAGCCGCTGGTTCATGTGATATATTATCAATTATAATTTTTGATATTGATGGATTATTCCAAGAACCATTTAATCTAAATTTACCTGTACCAGGGTCACTTTCATTAGTATCTTCATCGTAAATCCATTTTGCTAAATAACCTTCTAAACCATTGATACCGCTTGTACCACTAGTTCCAGATGTGCCGCTAGTTCCAGATGTGCCGCTAGTTCCAGATGTGCCGCTAGTTCCAGATGAACCAGAACTACCACCAGTACCATTTGTACCATCTACACCCGAACTACCACTACTGCCACTAGTTCCACTACTCCCACTACTTCCGCTTGTACCAGACGAGCCGGATGTACCAGATGAACCAGATGTGCCATTTATTCCAGATGTGCCGCTAGTTCCGCTAGTTGCGCTTGTTCCAGATGACCCAGATGTACCACGTGTTCCGCTTGTGCCAGATGGACCTCTACCACCACTTGAGCCACTTGAACCTGATGAACCATTTGTGCCTGATATTCCGCTTGAACCAGATGTGCCTGTTGTTCCGGATGTGCCGCTTGTGCCAGATGTTCCCGATGTACCATGTGGGTCACCCTTTTCACCTTTAGGTCCTTTTGGGCCTGATGCACTTACTATTACTGTTGATAAATCTTGCGATACTGTTACTTTCATATTATCTAGTTACGTTTTTAGATAACTTTACCTTTCCTTCTAATAACCTTGTAACTTCACATCCATTAACAATTTCCAAATCATAGTACGCATCTCCAAAATCCAACATAGATGATGATTGTGCTGATATTATAATACCAATAGAACCCGATTGTACAGGAGTAATTCCATCACTACCACTTAAATTTAATCCAGTACCACAACTATCAAAATAAGATGATGTTAATGAAAGTACTGCTGTGTTTGATTGTATTTCAGGACGAATTTGCATTCTAGCGTGACAACCTTCTAAACTTATAGGGTCATCATTTTCATCATTCCATTGAACATTTAAATTTAGAGTTGCTCCCTGTTCTATTACAAAATTATATTTTCCGGCTGCCATATATTTAGTGTGTTTACTCTTATAAATATAAAATAGTTAGAAAGGGGTAAAAATAAAAATAGCATAAAAAAGGGAGATGATTTCTCACCTCCCAATTTTATTATCTAAGAATTACTTTAGATTAGATAGATGCTAAATCTTTAACATAAATCTTACCATAGTACTCAGGACGAACCATTTTCTTAGCGTAACGAGTCATCACACCTCTACGTGGAGTAAAGTTTTGTGGGTCATACACTAATGGAGTCATAATCAATGGTACATAAGGAGCGTAAACAGCACCAGTCTCAAGGAAGTTATTTCCTCTATAACCCATCAAGATTTCGTTAGAAGTCATGTAAGGGTTTTTGTAAACTGTGTATCTATTGCTCATTGAACCAACTGCAGTAACACCAGCAGCGAACTGCATTGCGTCTTTATCTGCATTTACAACGAATCCAGGAATTGATTCTAAGATAGTACAAACATCAGGAGATGCAACGATGAAGTTAGCACCACCTCTTAATGTTAATTGATGAATCTTGTTAGAAACTTTGTTCAATTTAACACCTAATGTTTGATACCATGTGTTCTTTTGGTAAGCTAATGTGTTAGTACCAGCAGCCCAAGTTGAACCATTGTATTCTTCACCAATTGTTGCTGACCAATATTCAGTTGTTAAAGCGTTAGCTTTTAACATATCTAAGATTTCTAAATCAATCTCTAAAGAGATATAATCAGATAACATAGAAGTTAATTCAGCTTCAGCATCAATTGAATGGTAAGCGTTAAGGTCTTGCGCTAATTCAGGAGTCCAAACTGCTTTCAACTTACGAGTCTTAGCAACGATAGCCTCTGATTTTAATTCAAGATCGATTTCAGGAATATCCAATGCAGTAATGTTTGTACCATTTGCTGATTGGTCTTCGAAATCACCTCTGTTGTATTCTACTGGTTGTACAGAGAAATCTACAGTTGCAGATACTGTTGCACCACCACCATGCTTAACATAGAATATTACGTTAGTACCATCATAAACTGTGAAAGCGTTGTAAACTTCAGTAATACCAGTTCCACTTAAAGTGAAAGATTTTACTGCTTCTACATCAGCATTCAATAAACCACCAACTCCAACTGGAACAGCTACAGTCTTCAATGAAGCAGTAGCTACGTTTGTTGCTGAAGCTGATACAGCTGAATCGAATCCGATACCAGCAGCAGAACCAGAACCAACTACACAAGCAGAAACTACT